CGCTCGTCTGATATAGATGAGAAGTATGGACAGCGTTGGATCTGGGGAGATGTTGATGAGTTCAGTAACTTAATGCAAGGAGAAGATGAATGAAATGTAAAAATTATAACCTGCAAGAGCAGCGACAGGCTTTACTTGAGATCATACCTGATCTTGAGGAAGGCGATAACAAAAACAAACTGCGTGATCTAGCGCATTGGATAGACCGAAATTCTGACAACGAGAGAGCAAGAAAGGTAATGATCTACGTCTACCTTGATCTTAATGATGGGGGGCGGCTGTACTTCACCACAAGTCCACAGGTGTATATGCACTCTGAGGACATGCGTTACCAATACTCGTTTGAGCATGAGGTTAGACCAGAGGATTACAACTCGTTACTCGTGGTCAGATCGGCTGAAGCGTATCCTCCGGAGTATGACGCTGATCGTGCCTTCATCACAAGGAGCAACGACAATGAAAAAAGTAACTAATGATGAGTGGCATCGTGTACCACGTAAGGTAATGATCTATGTTTACCTTGATCTCAATGATGAGGGGCGGTTGTACTTCACCACAAGTCCACAGGTGTATATGGACGCTGAGGACATGCGTTACCAATACTCGTTTGAGCATGAGGTTAGACCGGAGTATTGGCGTGGAGAAGTTCGCAAGATTGGAACCAACGATGTTGCCGAACGTGCATTGATTGGAGAAGCGTATGACGCTGCTCGTGCTTCTGCTGATGCTGCTCGTGCTGCTGCTGATGCTGCTTATGCTGCTGCTCTTGATACTGCTTATTTTGCTGCTTTTGATGCATCTGAGGTTGCTTGTGAAGCCGCTGAGGCAGCTGCCGAAAAACTTAAACCCTGGTATCGCCAGTTCTGCAAACGACCCACTTTCAACGATGAATATCCGGCGACGTTCAGCCCAGCTGATGCTGGCCGTGATGTTGACAACTGGGTTAAACGATACGAGGAGATGACTAATGACGAGATTGACTAAAGTCATGTCTAGAAAAGAACTTGAACAGTTTCAACAAACATTGGATCCAGTGGTTTGGAAAGATGTTGAGATGGGTAAAGTGGACAAGAAAGTCTATAATAAATATATTTATCAAAAAAATAGAGTGCATGATCTGCTGACACCCTTTGTATTGTCAGACATGAGAGTTGAAGGTGATCTGAAAAGAAACAAAATGTTCAAAGAAACTCGTGATGTTGAAATCCAAATGGTTACTGATAGACTCCATACGGAAACCTGTTCACGTACCCATGATTGTGAGATGATGGCTTGTCTGTACACATGGGGCAATTGGGAAAATGATGTCAGAGAAGATATGTATGACTTTTATTTGAAGGCAGAAAAGTTAGTAGCATATGTAAGAAAGTATGGTTTAATATAATAACTGAAGAGGACGGAAAATTAACATGTATAAAGGTGAATTGACACTGCTGGAGATTGCCGAGATGGGACTCGGATTAGATGACCCGTATGGTGATGGTATAAGACTCCAGATTGCACGGAAACCGTCGGTGGGGCGGCAGGACGCTTTAAACCTTGTCCGGGATAGACAGTACCCGTTAGACCACACCGCGATTCTGGAGCAATATGAGAGCGTGGTGAGAGATTCACGGTTAGTCAGATTGAAGTACCCAAATTCTTCTATTAAATCAACGACTTAGCGACTATTGTGGTTTTAGACGAAATCGACGATAATAGTTATATAACAAATTAGAGAAGAAGTGAAATAAATGAGTATCTTACTGAATAATTATTTGAGTCCTGATTTCGAATCATCAATCTTCAAGGGTATCCCGATGTCGATGCGTGAATGTGCCGAAGTTCGGAATATCATGATGACAGGTAAATTCTTCGTCAAGTATCGCGGTGGATCTACGCCAACATATAGACGGTCGCAATTAAACACCGTGAAAGAACATGCTACATCGTTCGCGATTTATGCCAAAAAATCTTATTAAAATCAACGACTTAGCGACTATTGTGGTTTTAGACGAAATCGACGATAATAGTTATATAACAAATTAGAGAAGAGGTGAAAAAGATGACAACGTATCTGATAGTGAATAGAGAAACAAAGACGGTTGTTCAAGTACCAGGAAACGGCGTGGGTTGCTGGAAGGCGGCACGATATCAGACGCTCGGTGCGGCAAAATCTGCTATCACTCGAATGAAGAAGCGAAAACTGCACCACTATATGGGCGGCAAGCGGGCGCCAACCTGGTGTCTCGATGTCGAAAAATACGCGATCTATATCTACCCCGGATACGTCGATATCGGTGAGTGGATCAACAATCTCGACCAATATCGTGCAATGGACAATCAAGTAGAACGCGTCAACATCATGACAGGTAAAACCTACATGGAAGATGCCAATACGGCTAGTTGTTGTTCTCCTTCTTCCGAAACATACTGGAGCATGTAAATGAAGATTGTACTTTGTACGCAGGATCGAGAAAACTACGGTGCCCACGCGTGGGACGGACAAGGTGAATGTCCTGCCCACTGGAAATACAAGGGTGGTGACACTTATATCGTTGAGGGTGTTGGCATCGACGAAGCACAGTCGCCTGATTTCTGGGCACTGGTAGAGAACAGCGTTAGTCAGAAGTCGGATGGTTTCGAGTCGTATGTCATCAGTTCGAATCTGGTCGACGATTGTGAAGAAAACGCGCAGTGGTGTGAGGATTGCGAAGCACCCATTATTCTCACCGTCGAGCAATCCGGCCGTATTCTGGCGTCTAAAGAATCAAACACTGAGATGATGCCTGTTGAATTTATAGGCCACCGAGCAATCTGGGAACAAAAAGGTGGTATGCCCGTCGAGAACACCCATTATCAAGAGTACCTCAAGTCGGATGACTTCGGCACGATGACGGTTGTTAATTGGAAAGGTGAGAAGATTGAAAATCCTGTACTATTTGATGTTTGGTTAGAAGAGGTGACTGGTTGGCGCTGGCAGGCGATTGAAATGCCCGGGGACAACATCCCCACCGTGCCAGAGTTCAATTGCCGCGAACAAAAACTTGTGAACTAATCGCAGTAAAAAAGGAAATTAAATAATGACGTACAAATCAGTAGAAATTGAAGCAGCAAAAGAAAAGTTAATCAGGGTGTTCCCAATGGAATTTCCCGAAGATGAATTGATGTGGGGCATCATTGAATGTGCCATCGAGGATCTTTGTCTGGTTGATAAATCAGCAAAGACGCTACAGGCGATCAAGAGAATACCTGATGCCCGAACTCGAAAAGGAAAGATTCGGAAGAAGCGTCTCGAAGAAACGGCGGCAGAATACCTGGTGATAGCAGAAGATGCCCGAGATTTTCTAGTGAACGGATGTTGGCCTGCGACGATTCAAGGTATCAGTCAATCATATGTCACCCGCGTGTTGACACAATTGGGGTTAGTGTAATGACTAATACAAAACCTAAATACGTGTTCCGAGAGGAAACAACTGACTGGGGTCCTATCGATGTATACGGTAACTCATCTGCGCAAAATCATATCTATGTGTTTGCGAACAAACTAATGGTGGGTTATGTTAAGCGAGGAACCAAAAAGGTGTACTGGACAGAAAAACCATCACGCCAGTGGTCACCGAGCAGGAGAACATTTCGCTACCTGAGTGCTATTGAAATTGAGGATATAGAAACATGATTCAACATGATCAATTAGAATTAGATTTTGGTTTTAAATTTTTAGAGGTCAGTGACGACCTGATTGTTGCATTAGATGAGTCAGAGTGGTGTTTATCTGAAATCAACGGCAGAATCAAAGACGACGACCCTGCGCGCGCAGCATTCTTCGGAGCGTATCTGGTTCGCGAATCGATAACCGTACTGTTAGAGAGCATAAACGGAACCGCAGTAGATCCATACAGACCGCGAGATATAGAAAACGTCTTGGAAGAAGCATACCGTGGTATGCTGGCGATCCGTAGCATTTTGAAGCGTGTGAGTTAAACTTCATCGTTTATGGGAAATATATCTTAGACGATTTAAATGAAGTATAAATAGATCTATGGCAGAATTAACTTCAAACATCAATTATCTACAACCGTCGGGTTTCAGTGTCTCCATTTCTCGGGAAAACTATCCGAACTTGGAATACTTCGCCCAGCAAATATCTCACCCATCTATCGATGTGGCAGAGACAATGCAAGCAGCACGAAAAATCCAGATACCTACTGCGGGTGACACTGTAACGTTCGGTACACTTGACGTCACGTTTCTCTTAGATGAGGACATGACGTCATATACGGAGATGTTCGACTGGATGGTCCGATTGGTTAACGAAAATCAGACAGACCAGACGGCAGCAATCGCAGCGGGAACCCCATCAACCGAGGCAGACATTTACGTTTCCATTCTGTCCAGTCACAACAACGTTATCAAAACCATAAAATACTATAACTGTGTACCGACGTCTGTCAGTAATCTAGAACTAAATGCTCAATCAGGTGCAGAGATTCCTCTCACTTTCAATGTATCGTTCAGGTGTTTACAGTTCGAACTGGTGTAGTTGTTTCCGTATACGGGATATGATATACTAAGTGTTTGACGTACATGTTTTGGGATTTATTATGATTGATTTAGATAAGATTTTGAAGGAGTGGCAGAAAGACGCTCCCATTGACATACTCGGATTAGATGACGCGTCCAGAAAGACTCCTATACTTCATGGCAAATATCTTGAGTTACTGTCACATGCTAAACTAGAAATGAAAGACGCTGAGTTCAAACAGAAAGAACTCATGCGGAAGAAGTTTCTATGGTACAACGGTAAGATGACACAGGCACAACTGGAGCGTGAGGACTGGGATCCAGATCCATTCAATGGTCTTAAGATCATGAAGGGTGACATGCATTATTATGTAGAGTCAGACCCTGAACTGATTAAATCTGAGGCAAAGATTCACTACCACAAAACTGTGATAGATACACTGAAAGAAATCGTTGACACTATTAAGTGGCGACATCAAACTGTGAAGAATATAATTGAGAACAAGAAGTTTGAGGCAGGATTTTAAAATGATCAACGTAGGTATAACAGGTACTCGTTTTGGTATGACGCCGAAACAAGCAAGCAAACTACGAACTATCCTAGAAGACTTAAATGAACGATTAGTCATAGCATATCTTTGTCATGGCGACTGTATAGGTGTCGACGCCCAGGCGCACGATATGGCAGTTCAACTAGGAATAATGACTCATGTTTTTCCACCTGACGTGGGTGAGACGACCAAAGACATTCGCGCAGGTAAGCAGGGTAATGTGATGAACGAACCACTGACGTTTCTTGCGCGCGACCGCGAGATAGTATTTAACTCCCACATACTTATAGGCATACCACAAAAGGACCATGAGACTACTCGGAGCGGTACGTGGTACACAATTCGATTCGGATTGAAACAGGGTGATAAAATAGTGTCCGGTATAATGCCTGACGGTACAATCTGTGATGATACGAAACTGACATCAAAACTTCTTGTCGGTAAATGGGGTAAAACTGGTAACTGGAAAACGGGAAAGAACACGGGTCAGTACATATAGATGTCCATCGTCAAACTAAAATTACTCAACCATGCGATGCTACAGTTCATAGAATGTGAACCAGGCATTGCCCAGGAACTGAGTGATCGGTTAACCTTTGAAGTGCCGGGTGCGAAGTACATGCCTGCGGTGCGGAAGAAAGGTGGTTGGGATGGCCACATCAGACTATTCAACAGAAAGAATGGTCAGATCAACGCTGGGTTATACGATAACATCCGAAGTTACATCGAGTCTAGCGGCCATACAATCGAACTAGAGGAAACTGAGTTTGGTGTTCCTGGTTCGAAGAACGGAGTCCAACGTAAAGAAGTTGTAGACTGGATCAATACACTAACCCTACCGTGGGAACCTTACTACTATCAGATCGATGCGGTCACGCATGCACTTAGACACAAACGCGCGGTGTTCGTCTGTCCGACAGGTTCTGGTAAATCGTACATAGCATATCTGGCATCAAGGGCGTATCTTGCCCGGCACCAGAGTCACATACTGATCATTGTTCCTACTACTAGTTTGGTTGAGCAACTGTCTAGCGATTTCATCGAGTACAATGCATCGATGTCTGATTATGTGCAGAAAATTTATCAGGGTCATGAAATAGAGATCAAAAAACCTATTGTCATATCAACGTGGCAGTCTATCTACAAACTACCAAAGGAATGGTTTGCAAAGTTCGGTATGATCATTGGTGACGAGTGTCATGGATTTAAATCCAAGTCATTAACATCTATCATGAATAAGTCAGTGAATGCTGAATATAGAATAGGACTAACAGGCACACTGGACGATTCTGAAGTTCATGCACTCGTCCTTGAAGGCCTATTCGGACCAATCTTACAGGTAACAACAACAGCGAAATTGCAAGCAGAGAAAGTACTCGCTCCTCTAAAGATCCAGATGCTGGCATTACAGTACACCAACGAAGAACGTAAGTCAGTCCATAAGGTAGCGTATCACGATGAGGTAGACTTTCTTGTTGCGCATGAGAGACGGAACAAACTCATTACCAACCTAGCATTAGATCTTGATGGTAATACACTAATCTTATTTAATTATGTTGAGAAGCATGGTAAGGTGCTGCATGATATTCTTGATCAGAAAATTGAGAAGGGAAGAAAACTATACTTTGTTGCAGGCGAAACAGATGTTAAAATTCGTGAAGCAATTAGAGGAATTGTAGAGAAGCAATCTAATGCAATCATTGTGGCGAGTTTTGGTACATTTAGTACGGGTATAAATATACGTAACATTCATAATATTATCTTCGCGTCACCTAGTAAGTCTGTTATAAGAGTACTGCAGTCTATAGGTAGAGGATTAAGAATATCTGACAATGGTTATACAACCAACCTATATGATATTATGGATGAATTGAAGTGGAGTGGTCGCGAGAACTTTTCAATGAAACATGGAAATGCTAGGATCACAATTTACGAACGCGAAGATTTCGTATTCAAAATTATAGGGATGAAAATATAATGAATCTTAAGCAATTTAAATTGACCAACGGCGAAGAAATTCTTTGTGAAGTTGTGGAATGGCCTGACGAGACTCACAGCGAGATACTGGTCAGGAACGTTATTCAGATTGTCACGAAAGAAATATCGATTGAAGCAGATCCTGGATACGGAAGATACTATATTCTCCGACCTTGGATGATGTATGTCGATGGATACAAAGAAATTGTTATGATCAGTCCAACTAGTGTGGCAGGAACCGCTGTGGTGGTAGATACTGATACATCCGAACAATACCATTATGGTGTTTCGAAGATGCAGGATCTACATAACTTTAGAATACAGGAATCAGCTGAAAGAGAAAGTGCCTTGTTATCGGATTTATTAAGCACTGTAGTGACATCGGGTAGCACAAAGACTCTAACTGATTCAGCGGGGACTAATGTGATTGTCTTCCCTAGTGGTTCAGATAAGGTGCACTAGTAATCCTAGCATTCATCTTCACTGTCAAACTATGTTTTTATTATATCAGTTTTGTATCAACAATTCAAGTTTACACGGTTACTATCACCGCGCAGAGCGTTGTGGTTTTTATTTTATAGAAAAGGAATTATTATGATCATAGATATGGAAAAAGAAAAGAAATTGAAACCGAGGGAACGCGCTCATTATGTAAACAACGCTCTATTTTCTGCTGCAGTAGTAGAGTACGTTATTGCATGTAAAGAGTCAGAAGAAAAGGAAGAACCTTACCCTATAGTAACAAACTATATCGCCGAGTGTTTTCTAAAGATTAACGAAGGTTTATCTCACAAAGCAAACTTCGGTCGCTACACTTATCGTGAAGAGATGATGATGGATGGTGTCGAGGATTGCTTGAAGCGTATCAAGAATTTCAAAATTGAAACTAAGACACGCACAGGTAAACCTAATGCATTTTCTTACTTCACTCAGATAGCGTGGTTCGCCTTTCTTCGCAGAATTGCCAAGGAAAAGAAGCAACAGGCAATAAAAGTCAAGTACATGAATGAGACTGGTTTAGATAATCTTATTCAGGAAGAGATGGATGCTAATCCTGCCGCGCGCGCGACCCATGCATTCGTCGAGGAACTTCGCCAGCGTATCGACTTCATTAAAGATAAGGATAAGGACATCAAGGACTACTCCAAGAAAGAAACGAAGAAAAGACGTGCCGTTCATGCAGACTCGGATTTATCTTCTTTCCTATAGTGACTTGAATTTACATTAGAAAAGCAGTATAATGAATACTACCGCACGATAAATCATGAGAACAGTGAATTGAAGTTAGCAATAATATCAGATACTCACGCTGGAATTAGAAATAGTTCGGATGTCTTTATTGAATACCAACGTAGATTCTATGAGGACATATTCTTTCCCTATCTACTAGAACACGGTATCAATAAAATTCTACACTTAGGCGATTACTACGAGAGTAGGACGTCAATTAACTTCAAGGCATTGAATGCTAATAGGAAGCATTTCTTGGATAAACTCCGTGAGTATGATATACACATGGACATCATACCCGGAAACCACGACACATTTTACAAAAATTCTAGCAAACTCAACGCTCTAAAAGAACTACTCGGTCACTACATGAACGAGGTGCGGATCTTTGAACAGCCCGTAGTAGAACAGTATGGCGAACTCAAGATCGGCATGATTCCATGGATCAATGCAGAGAACGAAGAAGCGATTCGACTCTTCATTAGTACATGTAAGGCAGACGTGATAGGTGCACATCTGGAACTCGCTGGGTTTGAAATGCAAATAGGCGTCGTCGCTCCCCATGGTATGGACCATAGTATTTTCTCTCGTTTTGAAATGGTATTATCAGGTCATTATCATACTAAGTCGCAGCAGGATAACATCCACTATCTAGGTAGTCAGATGGAATTCTTCTGGAGCGACTGCAACGATCCGAAGTACTTTCACATTCTCGATACAGAGACTCGGGAGTTAACTCCTGTACAAAATCCTATCACCATGTATGAGAAGATCTTGTATGATGATAGTGCAAGCACATCATACGCGACTGTCAACGTACAGCATCTAGATGGTAAGTTCGTTAAACTTATTGTTATAAACAAATCAAAAACTAAAGAGTTTGAGAAGTTCGTTGATAGAATACATGCCAGAAAACATCATGGTTTACAGATCGTCGAGAATTTCTCTGACTTCGTAGGAACTAACGTCGAAGACGATAAGGTGTCCGTCGAAGATACCGAGAGTTTACTCTACACATATATTGATGCGACAGATACAGAACTCGATAAATCTAGAATTAAAACTTTGATTCGTAGTCTTATGGTGGAAGCACAGTCCACTGAAATTGAATAGGAGACACCCGTCTTAGTTTTAGAACGAATAAAATACCGAAACTTCCTTTCCACTGGGAATAACTTCACCGAGATTGATTTCTGTAAAGAGAAGACAACACTCATCGTGGGCACAAACGGATCAGGTAAATCATCACTGGTAGATGCGTTGTCATATGCCTTGTTCGGTAAGGCACATAGGAACATCACCAAAGTTCAACTTATCAATTCCATAAATGCCAAAGATATGGTTGTTGAAGTGGAATTCAATGTTGCTAATAGTGCGTATCGAGTTGTCAGAGGTCAGAAACCAACCATATTCGAAATCTGGAAAGATGGCGTACTCCTGAATCAGGATTCACACGCCAAGAAGTACCAGAAGATCCTTGAACAGAATATCATTAAGCATAACCACAAGTCCTTTCACCAAGTGGAGGTACTAGGTTCGTCGTCGTTCGTTCCCTTTATGCAACTACCTACGAATCAGAGACGTGAGGTGATTGAAGATCTACTTGATATTAATATATTCTCACGAATGAATACTATACTTAAAGAAAGAAACTCGGTTCTGAAAGAAGAGATGATCAACAACAAACATAATCTTGAACTTGTGAACACTAAAACCGAGTCACAGACTAGACATATTAAGGAGATCGAAAAGATCACCGACGGTGTCATCGCCAGTAAAAGAACTGAGATTGAAGAACTACTCGCCGAAGTGATTAGTTCTCAAGCATCCATGGACGATATAGATGTCACTGGTCTAGAAGATATGAGAACCCGCAGTGATAGTTTTGATGAACAGATTAGTAAGATTCGATCCTACGGTGCTGTGTTCGATAAGAAGCATGCTGAACTTCATAAAGAAATAAATTTCTATACTGATAACGATGTGTGTCCTACATGTACACAATGTATCGATGAAGATTTCAAGGAAGTGAAGTCGAACACAGCGGCATCTGAACTAGTGAAAATCGCGGATGGCCAGAAAAAGGCAAAGTTTTATCAGGCCGACTTATCAGTTAAGGCGACACACCTGAAGGAGTTAATCGACGCGGAACTCGGTAAGATTTCTAAGATTGAACACCATCAGTCGAATATTAACACCGCTCAACGTAGAATAACTACGGTTGAATCAGAACTGCAAACATTGGTTCAGAACAACGCGAATCTTGACGCCGCACACGCGAGACTGGCCGCACTCCAGATCGAGATCAACAACCATATTGATACTAAACTGAAACTAGTGGACCAGCGTGAGTATTATCTAGTCGCTGCTGAGTTACTTAAAGATACGGGTTTCAAAACCAAGATCATCAAGCAGTATCTTCCGGTGATTAATAAATTTGTTAACAGTTATCTCCAAGTGTTGGATTTCTATGTTCGGTTCGATCTAGATGAGTCATTCAAGGAGACGATTCGTTCACGGCATAGAGATTCGTTCTCATATGATTCATTTAGTGAAGGTGAGAAACAGAGGATCGATTTGGCATTGTTGTTTACGTGGCGACAAATTGCCAAGATGAAGAATAGTGTTTCCACTAATCTACTGATCCTGGATGAGACTTTTGATTCCTCGTTGGACGATGAAGGAGTTGAGAATCTGATTAAGATCCTGGATACCATTAACGAGCATACAAACGTTATTGTTATCTCCCATAACCCAGAAGCGATGCAAGATCACTTTGACAGGACGTTGACGTTCTCGAAAAGTAATAACTTCTCTACGTACAACGAGGCATAAGATGACCGAAGAAAAACTTGAAACTGATGTACCTAATGTGATAGAATTACAGTTGTCAGATATGATTGATATGGTGAACATAATCGATCTATGTTCTCAACGTGGCGCATTTCAAGGCGAAGAAATGGAAATCGTCGGCAAACTTAGAAACAAGATAAAGCAGTTCGTTTCTGTTTATGATCCACCTGAAGATCTTTTTGTATCTGACGAAAGTGAGACACATGATGAACCAACCAATGAAACCAATGAGGAAAATATATAATGAACCTATCTGAAGACACTCTTCATTTCCTGAAGAACTTTGCTTCGATCAATCCAAATATTGTTGTCGAGAGCGGACATACTATTAAGACGATTGCGGAATCTAAGACTGTACTTGCCGCCGCGCAGGTAGAGGAAGAATTTCCCGTCGACTTCGGTATCTATGACCTGAACGAATTCCTCAGCGTATTGTCTTTGGTCGATAATCCCAATCTGAAGTTTGAAAACAAGAGCGTCGTCATTGCTGATGGATCTGGTCGTGCGCGAACCAAGTACCATTATGCTGAATCGGCTATCTTGACGACACCTAGCAAAGACATTGTCATGCCAGAAGCAGACGTAACTTTTGTACTCGATAAGGAAACGCTGAACTCAGTTCGAAAGGCGGCTTCTGTTCTAGGACACGACACGCTGTTTGTATCTGTTATAGATAATACTCTATCACTATCAGTCGTCGACGCTGCAGACCCAACGTCTAACGTATACACGATTGATGTTGATGGTGAATTTACGGAATCGAATTTTAAATTCATATTCGATATTCGTAATCTTAGGATGATTGATGGAGATTATACGGTCAATATCTCATCAAAACTTATTTCACATTTTGTGAATACCAATGCCAGTATCGAATACTGGTGTGCTCTCGAAAAAAATAGTTCATACGGAGAATAGATTATGACTAAGAAAGTTGAACAACCCGCAGTAAGCGAAAACTATGAACAAATCGTAGAACTTTCGAACCGTTGTACTCGCAGCATTGTTGCGGTAATTGATACCATCGCCTCTCGTGGTGGATTTCGTGGCGAAGAACTCGCGACCATTGGTCAACTTCGAGATCAGGGGATCTCGTTGATCCAATTGATTGAAGAAGAACAAGGTGCCACCGCGCAGGGCGCATCTGAGTAAAAAGTTGTATCTCTGTTTTGAACCTTTATATTATGATTAGGAGTAACAATGTCCAAAGACTTTATATGGTCTGAGAAACACAGACCCCGAAAGATATCAGAAACGATTCTTCCCGTCGACCTCAAGGAGACGTTCCAGCAGATGGTTACGTCTGGTGAAGTGCAGAATATGTTGTTCAGCGGCAGTGCAGGATTAGGTAAGACCACTGTCGCCAGAGCAATATGTGATGAACTCGAACTAGACTACATCATCATCAATGCTTCGGAAGAAGGTAACATCGATACACTTCGAGGGAAGATCAGGAAGTTCGCTTCCTCGATTGCTCTGACTGGTGGTTATAAGGTTGTCATACTTGATGAGGCAGATTATCTGAATGCACAGTCCACGCAACCCGCACTTCGCGGGTTCATTCAGGACTTTTCAGATAACTGCCGATTCATTCTAACCTGCAACTTCAAGAACAGAATTATTGAACCATTACACTCACGGTGTGGCGTGTATGAATTCAATACGACCAAGAAGGATCTTCAAGATCTTTGTGGTCAGTTCTTCAATCGCTCGATGGAAATCCTTGATAGTGAGGGAGTCAGTTATCAGAAAGATCAACTGGCAGAACTCATCATGAAGTATGCTCCTGATTGGCGAAGAGTGCTGAACGAATGTCAACGCAATTCTATTGACGGTGTTCTAAAATTCAATTCTATGTCTGGGTCTATCTCAGACTATGATGTGCTGTTCGATCATATCAAAGCAAAGGACTTTAAGAAAGTTCGCGCTTGGGTTGTGAACAACATCGACGTTGATGCCGCCGCAATCTTTCGGGCGATATATGACCGAATGTTTGACCGTGTCGATGCCAAGTCGATACCACACCTGGTGTTGATTCTTGCTGACTACCAGTATAAGAATGCATTCGTTGCGGATCATGAGTTGAACGTGGTAGCATGCTTGACTGAAATTATGGCGAACGTGGAAATGAAGTGATTCTGTTGTAGTTATAAATACTACATGACTCATATAATCGCGTTCATTACATCTATAGGTCTAGCGACCATTGCTGCATTTTTCTCCATTGTGGGATTGTCTGCTATCTTCCAAGGCGCTATGGTGCCAGTTATCATAATGGCATCTGCCTTGGAAGTAGGCAAACTAGTCTCGGCAGTATATCTACATAACTACTGGTATAAATTAACGTACCTGATCAGACTTTACTTATTCACCGCAGTCATAGTACTAATGCTCATCACGAGTCTTGGGATTTTTGGTTTCCTCTCACGCGCACACATAGAACAGAATGCCCCAGTGGGTAACAACGTTCTAAAGATTGAACGACTGGAACAACGCGTCTCCCGTGAACGTGCGAAGATAACCGACGCAGAGGAAGTGATATCACAACTGGACGGATCCCTCCAGACATTAATCGAGTACGACAAGATTAGTGGCGACGATGGTTATCGTGCAGTCCGTGAACAACAACTCCCGCAACGGGGTGCGTTAACTGAAACAATCGAATCATCTCAAACTAAGATAGACGATTATGAGGACAAGAAACTAGAACTCAACCAGCAGTTGCAGGCACTAGAACTAGAGGTTGGACCAATTAAATACTTTGCTGCCTTGATTTATGATGATCCATCGAGTAGAATAGAAGAAGCGGTGAGAATAGTTATTCTACTGCTTGTTTTTGTATTCGATCCATTAGCGGTGGTATTGTTGATTAGTAGTACCAGTTTCTTGGGTCACAAAGAACCGAAGAATGTGAAGACAGAACAGATTCACATCGTCGACGACATTGCGCAGAATGAACAACTGCGGACAGAACAGATACCTATACCACCGGCGCATAAGACGCATCGAGAACCTAGACCAAAGTGGTTATCCCAATTGGACGCGATAGCCACTACCAAAGGATGGATTGACGAGAGGGGAAACCTTCTCAAGTCAATGAAGATGACTCAGAAACAGGTAGACAAATATAATAGAGACTAGATTATGACAGCACCATTTGATTTTGTGAATTCAATTAACATGACCAAAAAAGACATCATGGTAGACGACCTTGATGAGAAAGCATATGTTTCATTCATGACCAACAGACAACTGTCCTATTTTCAGGACACTGTGATTCTGGCGAATGAAATGAACATCCATCACCAGATAGACAACAAACTTCAATACGATTTCTTACGTCACACTGTACGGAAAAGAAAACGATTCTCCAAGTGGGGAAAGAAAGAGACGTCTGAACACGCGGCGGACATCAAGGCGTACTATGGTGTTAGTGAAGAGAAAGCGTACCAGATGATTTCTTTGTTGTCTGTCGATCAGTTGGCAACCATACGTCAATTGGTGAGTAAGGGCGGAAAGTCTAAGTGAATACCTACATCTTATAAATAAAGCATTAATGGTGAATTTAAGGATGAGTTATCGTGGAAGAAAATAAAGTATGGACTCCGGCAGATATGTTAGAAGTTGTTCTCCATGAACCAGATGATTTTCTAAAGGTGAGAGAGACGTTGACTAGAATCGGTGTCGCTTCCAAGCGTGAGAATAAACTATTTCAATCGTGTCATATCCTCCATAAGCAAGGAAGATATTTCATTGTACATTTCAAGGAATTGTTTTTGCTAGATGGCAAAAAAGCGAATCTTGAAGAGAATGATTTACTCCGTCGCAATACTATAGCGACGTTACTATCCGATTGGGGATTAGTACAAATAGAAAACCCAGCTCTTTGCTCAGAGCATGCTCCCCTGAGACAGATCAAGATCATTCCACATAGAGAAAGAGATCAGTGGGAACTGTGTCCAAAGTACTCTATAGGGAACAATAGAGTTACTTAAAACGAATAATAAGGATAATAAGGAGAAAGTAATGGTACAGAAATTTAAACAGTTCGTCGCCGAGGCAGGTGGCCAAGCCGCGGGAAAGATGGAACTGGTTAAGACTGATGTTTCTAAAGCCCGCGAACACGCGGAGAAGGCCTTTGCTGCCAAGGATAGAGTACTAGACGATGAACTTCCTGGATTCGATGCAGCATACAATAAGGCAAAAAAGATCGCAGGCAGCGGTAAGACGAAACGTAAAGACATGCCAGTCATTTCTGAAACGGATGTGAAGAATCTACAACGTTCACTTAAGAGTGGTTCTATTGACATAAAGGCGCCCAGAACTAACTCAGGTAATCCATTCCCTAAAGGTCTTACAGCAGCAACAGGCAAGCAGTGGTTGGAAAATGGACTGAAGCGAAATGATGGTGAGTCAAAGGATGATGTTGTCAATGTTAAACTCGGCAAAGTAAAGATCGGCGATCTTAAACCAATTCAACAACAGATCTATTTTGATAAGTCTGTAGGCGACATTGCTAATTTTGGTGCCGCAGGCACTAAGAGTTTCGCAACATCTAAGGGCAACACATTTATTATCTCATCCGATAAGCGGATCATTGACGGACACCACAGGTATCTGGCCGGAGTACTGGTTGATCCATCTATGATGGTGAACGCACTGATTATCGATCTTCCTATCAAGGAACTTTTACCTCTGACGCTGTCATATAGTGACGCGGTAGGTAATCAAAGAAATTCGTAAAAACTTGAATTTCTAAAAGAAAACTGTTATACATATAAGTGCTCGGTCAATTATGTCGGGTACAAACACACACATATATATTTTAGAAGGAGCATTTGCGTCCCCATAAAATCCCAACCACATAGGAGACGTATTGAATGAAATATGAATTATTCTTGGTGTTCAAATCGCTTGTAGTTGTTACAGCGATATTGATGACAGCACCGGTATATGCATTCATCTGTTATATCTGATGATAAGGTTTCGTGGAGTTCCATAAAAACTCCACAATTGAATTGACTTACTCTATATGATATAATTAATACATGACTGCATTTTATACGAACGTAACACGCTCTGGAAACTCTATATTATACCGTGGTATTGAAAACGGTGAACGAGTCCAGAAGAAAATCAAATATCAACCCACCCACTACATCTTTTCTAAAAAGAAATCAAAATATAAATCCCTCTATGGTGATACTGTATCGCCTGTAGTCTTTGCTGATATGCGAGACGCGACGGAATTCCGCAAGAAGTATAAGGACGTCTCCAACTTCACAGTATATGGAATGGAGAATTATGTCTTCCAGTTCATCAGTGATGCGTTTCCTAAAGACGTTAAATTCGAGAAGGATCTTGTTAACATAACAACAATAGATATCGAGGTCGCCACTGCCCAGTATGTACACTCTGGAAAGAAGATTGTTAAAGTTAGAAAAAAAACCGAGTTAATGATGAGTCTCGCCGAAGTGAGACAGAACGAAGATGATTATGAAGTGTGGGATGAATCTAAAAAGGAATGGGTCGCATATAATGAATCTAAGTATGATGAAATGGAAGGTACGGGATTTCCTGAACCTAATAGCGCAAGTAATGAAGTTACGGCAATTTGCTGTAAGAGTAATCTTAGCGAAACGTACTTTGTCTGGGCACTGGACGACTACGATCCTACCAAGAATGAAAAGGATGTCACATTCTTTCGGTGTGAAACTGAGTTGGATCTTCTTATGTCTTTCGTTGGATGGTGGAGTTCTGCTCCCAATATGCCTGATATTGTTACTGGATGGAATTCTAAACTCTTTGACATCAAGTATCTTGTTAATAGAATAACGAATCTGATAGGTATCGAGACTGCCAAGCGTCTATCGCCATGGGGTATGGTTGATGAACGCGTCACGCGCGTACAGTTAGGCAAATCATACCAAGAGGACTATTATTACGAACTGCGCGGCATTACGCAACTAGACTATCAGGAACTGTTCCTGAAGTTTGGTGTGCTCATCTACGGGCGACAAGAACGATACTCACTGGATCATATTGCCCAACAGGTACTAGGTCGAAAGAAGATCGACTACGGTGAGTACGGAACACTTCACGCCCTATACAAAGAGAACCATCAGTTGTTCATCGATTACAACATCGAAGACTGTGCATTGGTCGAGGGTATTGATAGCGAAACAGAATTAATCGATCTGGTCATGACGCTTTCATATAAGGCGAAATGTACCTATAGTGATGCGTTAGGAACTACAGGCATATGGGATGCTGTAATCTATAACGAACTGAAGCAACAGGACATTGTGATCCCACCTAAGATTCATAAGACAGGCGATAAGATCGTTGGTGGATATGTCAAAGATCCAGTAATCGGGTTGAGTAAACATGTCGCTTCTTTCGATTACGAAAGTCTGTATCCTAATATCATGGTGCAGTACAACATATCACCAGAGACCATGGTCGATATCAGTCAGGGTGGTGATGTAACGATCACTGCCAACTCCGCCCGCTTCCGACGGGATGCAGAGGGCATCTTCCCTCAGGTGATCAAGAAGTTCTATGGTGACAGGCGCGATGCGAAGAGACGGAAACTCGATGCCCAACAACAATTGATTGAGATAGAAAAGGCAATCGCAAAATTGTATGAGTCTGGAAAACTAAATGAATTATGATGATATGACGCTCGAGGAACTAGAACTTCTTCGGGATGAGACTAAGACAGAAATTTCTGTTGCTGATAACCAGCAGATGGCAGTGAAAATTTTGCTCAATTCACTTTTCGGTAGTTGTGCCAACCAATATTTCAGATATTTTAATAGTACCCTGGCAGAGTCGGTGACGGTGAGTGGTCAACGTGCTATTCTCTTCGCCGAGGCAGCGATCAATAAGGAGATGAATAAACTCCTAGAGACGACCGATGATGATTATGTGATTGCGATTGATACCGACTCGTTGTATGTCAACATGCATCCGTTGGTTGAAAAGTTCGAACCTAAAAACAGTATTAACTTTCTTGATAAGATTTGTAGTACACATTTCGCTGCTTGTCTGGAGAGTGCCTGTCAGAAACTATCAGACGCCACTAATGCATACGAGAACCGTATGATAATGGAGCGCGAGGTAATCGCATCATCAGGAATATGGACAGCAAAGAAACGATACATACTTCGCGTACATGATAACGAGGGTGTCCGATACGATAAACCCAAACTGAAGATCATGGGCATCGAGGCAATCAAGTCATCGACACCTCAGATCTGTCGTGATAAATTTCTAGAACTGTTCGAGATCATAATGGACGATGACGAGATTCTAACTCAGGAGTTTATTGCAGAATTCAAAAAGTTGTTCAAGACACTAGAACCGGAGGCAATCGCCTTTCCTCGTTCGGTGTCGAATGTTCGTAAGTACCATGATAGAAAGTATATCTATGGTAAAGGAACGCCTATACACTCGCGTGGTGCGTTACTGTACAATCACCACATCAAGAAGAATCGACTAGACAAGAAGTATGAATTGATCAAGGACGGTGAGAAGATAAAGTTCATTTATCTGAAGCAACCGAACCCGATCAAAGAAAATGTTGTGACTTTTCCGCAAATTTTACCGCCAGAGTTGAAATTGCATGGTCATATAGACTATAATACTATGTATGAGAAAACTTTTCTCGATGGTCTAAAACCTATCCTAGATTCCCTAGGGTGGACTGCCGAGGAAGTATCTACGCTGGATGCGTTTTTTGTATGAAATATGTACTGACATTATTTAAGAACAGATTTGATACCGCGACAACTAATACGTTTGCGTTTGATGATTTTGAGGACTTTGAGAGGATTCTGTATGATCTTCATGCTCTATCTACAACAAAGAAAAAAGCGCCACTTATGTCTTCCGCAACGTATGTACCCACGGACAAGCGCGCAAACAGAAATGTTGTTAAGTGGGCAGGATGGTGCGCAATGGATGTGGACAGTTTTATTGTAGACTGTACCGACGATCTAAATGCGCTTCAAGATGCACTCCATAGTATATGTGGTGAGTACACCTTTGTGTGTTACTCGACGGCGTCCTCTACCCGGGCACACCCGAAGTTCAGGTTAGTGTTTCCGCTAACTAAAGACATCGAAGCAAATAAGATCAAACACTTCTGGTATGCGCTCAACAAACAGGTACAGGATATAGGCGATGCCCAGACTAAGGATCTATCTCGAATGTTTTATATTCCAGGTCAGTATCCAGATGCGTTCAATTTCATCTACACAAATCATGGTAAACCTGTTAATCCAGATGGTCTGATGCGAAAATGGGAATACAGAGAACCTTCTGGTAATAGTTTCCTTGATCGTTTACCTGAAGAAATGAAAGAACAGATAATCGCATATCGAAAAGAACAGATGACAAATACAGATATCGTCTGGACTTCGTATCGCGACTGTCCGTTTTTTCCTAAGAAACTGGCGTCTGAGTATAGGGCGATATCGGGCACCGGGTGGTATCATAAGATGTACCAGATCATGATCGCCACAGCAGGCAATGCTATAGCGAAGGAGTACCCTATCACGGCAAGAGAAATCACAGCGATGTGTAAGCAACTCGACGCCGAGACAGGTAACTGGTATGAAGATAGACCGCTTGAACTCGAAGCGACTGGAGCAATAGAATATGTTTACAGGAATTAATAATGGATAAGATTTTCAAGGACGTGAGTGGCGTTAATCGAATTCGACCATTAAGGAAGGAAGATGATGTGGTGTTTTTCGACCACGAGACATTAGAACCTAAATGTTCGTTCAATGCATGCGTGACGAAGTTTAAGTTGAAGAAATATGAAACTGCGATGTTCCCAAAATGGATGCATGAGTTAAATCCCAACGTAGGATTTATTTTCGAACAACACGTATTCGTGTGTGACGAATGTGGACAAGAGCAGAGCAACAGGAAAGCAAGATCGCTCACAATAAAGAATTATGATCAAAGTATAGCATGTGGAAACACATGTAAATTAGGTGAGTGGAAGGGACATATCACTGATCCTGCTGGATCAATAGACGAAAGAATCAAAATGCAAAAATCAAATAAGAGGAAGTAACATGTCGTTAATGGCAAAAATGAAAAAGAATTCGAAACTTAAGGATACAGAGGTTCTTACGGACTCAAAGATATTCACAAAAGTATCATGCGCAACAGACGTTCCGATGTTGAACGTGGCGCTATCTGGTTCACTTGACGGTGGACTGGTATCGGGTCTGACTGTGCTTGCGGGTGAATCAAAACACTTCAAAACATCGTTCGCTCTTAAGATGGCAGCGGCATATCTGATCAAGCATGATGATGCCATTCTGATGTTCTATGACACAGAGTTTGGATCACCACAATCATACTTCGAATCGTTTGGTATCGATACGGATAGAGTGCTACACTCACCTGTTAGAAATATCGAAGAATTGAAGTTTGATTTGATCTCGCAACTTGAGACCATTTCACGAGATGACCATGTAATCATCATCATTGATTCTATTGGTAACTCTGCATCCAAGAAGGAACTACAAGATGCGCTGGACGAAAAGTCGGTCGCAGATATGACCCGAGCGAAGGCACTCAAGGGTTTGTTTCGTATGATAACTCCATACCTAACACTGAATGATATCCCAATGATCGCAGTCAACCACATCTACAAAGAGATAGGTCTGTTTCCTAAGAACATTGTATCGGGCGGCACAGGAATTTATTACTCCTCTGACAATATCTGGATAATCGGTCGTCGTCAGATCAAAGAAGGTACCGAAGTGACAGGATACGATTTTGTTATCAACATTGAGAAGTCACGATTCTTGCGCGAGAAGGTCAAGATACCTATCACAGTTTCGTATGATGGTGGTATTGAAAAGTATAGTGGGTTACTCGACACTGCGATGGCAGGTGGATTCGTTATCAAACCTAAAAACGGTTGGTATCAAAAGATAGATGTCGAGACAGGTGAACTCATCGAGAAAAACTATCGGAAGAAAGATACTGACAACGCCGAGTTCTGGGATGCTATTTTAGCATCAGACAAATTCAATGATTTCATCAAAGAGTCTTTTCAGCTTAACGGCACTAATGTTAATGTTGAGATCGTTCCTGCTGGGGAATAGAATGAAGGACTTAGTCGAGAATGAAGACTTCGTTTTGGTACCGAACGAGGATGACGGATGGAATATCCGCTTCCTCAAAGGACATCTGGCAGAAGTGGTGATTGGAGATATAGTTATTCAACCCAACATCAAGACAAAGAACACCAGTTTCTCATTTAAGGTTAAATATACCCCGGATTCAGATATTACAACCGATAACATTGAATTACAACAAAAAGTGGCGTATACTATTACTTCACTTGCTAATTCTGAGAGTCTCCAAGTAAAACAAAAATGACAAATGAAATACAGCAAATCATATTACGGAACACGCTCACCAACGAACCGTTCATGCGGAAGACTATTCCGTTTATCGAACCAGAATACTTCGACGTGTTTCATAAGAAGTTGTTTGTACAGATAGCGAAATTCGTTGCCAAGTATAATAGACTTCCTACTCAGGAATCATTCCTCCTCGAAGTAACAGAGAACCGGTCCCTGAACGATTCAGAGTTCGAACAGACTCTGAGTATCGCTGATGACCTGTTCACGCCCAAAGAAGAGAACATGGATTGGTTGCTTGATCAAACTGAAGCCTGGTGTAAGGACAGAGCGGTTTACAACGCTCTCATGGAGTCTATGCTGGTTTATGATGGCAAGCATAAGACTCTAACAAAGAACGCGTTACCAGACATCCTCCAGAAGGCACTGGGTGTTTCTTTCGACCCGAACATAGGTCATGACTATTTCGGAGATGTTGAAAGTCGTTATGAGTTCTATCATGAAGATCTATCGCGAATTCCTTTTGATCTAGAAATGCTTAACAAGATCACCAAGAATGGTTTCGCTACCAAGACGCTTAATGTCTGGATGGCCGGGCCCGGTGTCGGTAAGAGTATGATGATGTGTCACCAAGCAGCAGCTGCAATTTCAGAGGGTAGGAATGTTTTATACATAACAATGGAAATGGCAGAAGAGAAAATCGCGGAACGAATCGATGCCAATCTTCTTGACATTTCACTAGATCAAATAGAGAATCTACCCAAGAAGATGTTCATTGATCGGGTAAATGCGTTATCTATTAAGACACAAGGTCAATTGATTGTAAAGGAATACCCCACAGGACAAGCGCACTCGAATCATTTCCGCGCACTCCTGAATGAATTATTTCTGAAGAAGAGTTTCAAACCAGATATCGTTTTTATAGACTATCTAAATATATGTACGTCTGCGCGAATGAAGATGGGTGGTTCTGTTAACACCTATATATTCATGAAGTCAGTTGCCGAAGAACTTCGCGGTCTGGGTGTTGAGTTTGAAGTTCCTGTCGTTACGGCAACGCAGGTAAATCGAATTGGTTATGGTAGTTCAGATCCTGGAATGGATGATACGAGTGAGAGTTTTGGTGTACCGGCAACTGCTGATTTTATGTGCGCGCTGGTGACGTCAGATGAATTGGAAGAACTCGGACAGATTATGGTGATACAACTTAAGAATCGATATCGTGATCTCAATAAAAACAAGAGGTTTTGTTTGGGCATCAAAAAGGATAAGATGCGATTTCACGATGTTGATAATACCATACAACCGGTTGTTTCTGCTACGGAGGATACCGGACCAGTATTTGATAATTCATCGACAGGGCGACGTATCTCTGGTGAAAAATTCGATTCGATTCTAGTATAGGAGAACAACATGGATCCATTATGGCAAACGTTATTAACAATAGTATGCATGTCAGCAACGTACATATGGGGAAGACGCGTAGGTTTTTATGTAGGCATAGACGAGATGCAAAAGATCTGTTTGGTTGCGTTTAATAAAACAGACATGTATCTTGACAATGACGATATGATCACATTAGTTTTCATCGATGCTGATGGAAAGGAATGGAGATCTACCCATGCCTTCAAATCATAGACTTCAACCAATAGAAACGAGTCTACTCGTTCTCTTTATCCTGGCGATGATCATCATCGACAGAACTCGACCAGATCCAGTGGAGACGGTAGTAGATGTACCCGCTTCAATCGAAAACATAATCGTCACTCCTCCGAACCCTTCGAAACATGAAGTCGATGCTAATGAAGTGCATTGTCTAGCACTCAATATCTGGCATGAGTCGCGGGGCACGTCACTGATGGATCAACTATCGGTCGCGCACGTAACTAAGAACCGAGAGTTGAGTTCAAAGTATCCGAGTGGTATATGTGATGTTGTGTTCCAAGGCAAGCACGCCAAGAACAGTAATGGTCAATCGTATCCTCTAAGGTACAAGTGCCAGTTCAGTTGGTACTGTGACGGACGTTCGGATAAGATTAGACTGACAGACGACAGAGGTGTGGTCATTAAAGATAATGTTAAACTCTGGGAATCTATTCAACACATGTCGTTCGATGTACTGGCAGGATATACGGAAGATCCTACTGACGGTGCGACTCATTATATGAATCCAAGAATAGTGAAGCATATACCGCGATGGGCAAGAGAGTTTGTCATGGTACATGAAACAACCGGACATAAATTTTATAGAATGTGAATGAAGACTCATAAACTCCAACGAAAACAGTACAGTACTTTACTATCAGTCCAGAAAGAGATACTTGAAAGTGGGATAGAGAAAGTGTTAGAATTTAATGGATACGAACTGATAACTAACAGAGGACAATATGGTCTCTATGACGGTGAAGTGACGTTTACTAAGAAAACAAAGAAGGGTAAGTGATAATGGTAAGAGATTTAAAAGAAATGGAAGACTTCATCAAAGTACAGTATGAAGAATTTCTAGATACGGAAAACTTTGAGACCGATTTCACTGAAGACCAAGTTCGTCAGATGATCATCGAAGATCTTTCAGTCACCTCTCAAATGAGTGTAGAAGAATATACACTATACCGTAAGTATCAGGAGATCCATTCCAAATATCCGTCAGCACAGGTCAACACCTTGTTCGGTGAAGAATGGCAAATGAATGATGTCAATCAGGCTCGCATGATTCGTGAACTTCGTTCAAAGATCTGGATGCCGAACACGCCTGAAGATTATGCCAATCTAGATATTGAGATGATCTGTACCGATGATATGACTGTCCCAGACCGCAAGACTGGTATGACCGGTATTAATATCTGGAACTGTGTTCGTACCTTCACATCTACAATGATCAATAACTCCAACATTGGTCGTAATCTACATTTTCTTATTCGTGATCGAGCCAGTGACTCGTATCTCGGAGTTGTTTGTATTACAGGCGATTTTATGGATCTAAAACCTCGTGATAACTTTATCGGTTGGGACCGTGAGTATAAGACTCATTCAGGTAAGCTAAACAATTCGTGTATCGGAAGCACAATTGTTCCACTACAACCACTAGGTTTCAATTACACTGGTGGCAAACTGCTAGCCTTACTCTGTCTATCCGATGACGTGCAAAATATATGGAAGAAAAAATACGGTGACACCCTTGTCTCTGTCACTACTACTTCCCTGTACGGTAAGAATAAGGCTGGTGGTTTGTCACAGTACGATAATCTTAAGTATTGGAAAAAGATGGGATTTTCATCTGGTTCAATCTCGTATGAAATGAAGAAACCCGTAGAGCGCGCTGCCTTGGAGTTCTTCAAGGTAAATGATACTGAAAGATATTTTCTGCACTATGTTGCAAAGCGAGCCGATGGCATGTCATACAAACGTGACCATCGAAATCGATACCGGTCCCGAATGTTTTCATGGTTGAAGATACCAAAAGATATCGTTCGTTCGGATCATGAGCGCGGCATTTACTACTCGCCTCTGTATAGTAATACTTGTGAGTTCTTACGTGGTGAGATTGCAGAAGATCAGTTGATTAAATCTTTCGATACCTCAACCGAATACCTGACTTCAATGTGGAAGGACAAGTATGCCCGCAAACGCATCAACAGCCTTATTAAGAATGACCGCACCAATTTAGAAGAGACTCTGTTCTATGATGACATCTGTTTTATGTCATGGGATGAGACAAAAGATAAGTATCTGGCTGCTGTCGGTCGATAGATAAAATCGAAAACTTTGCGATGAAAACAATAGTCCACGTTAATCAGCATCACATTAAAGCAAATGCGAAGGGTGATGATTTGCCTGTTCTCACTGTCAAAGACTACAAGCAAAACCGCAGGGGCAACACTGCTATTATTCGCGACAACGATGGCAGCGAGATTGGCCGATTTGTCTACAGTCCAGACAAACCACTTAGTTGTGGTGCAAAGGTCTGGTTTGAAACATATAATAGTGTGGAGATTAAGACAGAGCGAAATTCTCTTTAGAAATCAACGACTTACAAACACTTGACCTTTTCGTGGGTATCAACGATAATTCTAATTCATGTTGATTTAATTGAGAGAGGGAACGATATTGCTATCAATTGCTATGTTCTCTGTATTTTCTCAATTAAATCAACGACTTATAAACTGTTGTTATTTTAATCGAAATCGACGATAATAGTTATATAACGAATTAGAGAAGAAGATGAAAAACAAAGACACCTTGGCAAGACTACTAGCGACCGAAAACATCACAGTGATGCATGCCGCTACAAGCACTGCCAGTTTTGATCCAGTCAAGAGAATGTTGACACTACCTATTAGGACTGGTATCACACCAGAAATGATCGACATGTTCACTGGACATGAGGTCGGTCACGCATTGTGGACCGACGCTGATGGATGGGTAACAGCGATCAAAGCGGGTGGCCGTGTTTTTAAGGGTTATCTGAATGTCGTCGAAGATGCTCGGATTGAAAAATTGATTCAGCGCAAATATCCTGGTCTCCGTAATGACTTCATCAAGTCGTATCGAGAACTTCTTACCAACGGATTTTTCGCTGGTGGTCTTACTACTCCTACCCAGTTCAATTCTCTAGAGTTCATCGATAGAATAAATGTCCACTTCAAGTGTGGTGTATCGGCGGGTATTGAATTCTCTGTAATCGAGCAGGACTGGATTAAGCGTATCGCAAAACTTGAATCTTGGAAAGAAACTGTCACTTTGACAGAGGAACTCTTTAAGTTCTCGAAGGAACAGAAACAGAAAGAGAACGATGAAACTGATCCTGGCGAAACTGACGAAAGCGAAGAAGGTGAAACTGAAACTGGCGAAACTGGCGAAGAAGGTGAAACTGGCGAAACTGGCGAAGAAGGTGAAACTGAAACTGACGAAGAAGGTGAAACTGAAACTGACGAAGAAGGTGAAGGTGAAACTGACGAAGAAGGTGAAACTGACGAAGAAGGTGAAGAAGGTGAAACTGGCGAAGAAGGTGAAACTGGGGATGATGTAAGTGAGTCATCTAACGGCGTTCCAAAATCATCGGATGATTTCGATGAGTCTGAAATTGAATCCATTACTGACGAGTATCTTCGTGACAACATGGAATCATTAGGAACCGATTACGATGAAGATACTTGTGTATATAACCTAACGCTGCCCTCTGAGTCATTACCCATTATCGGATTCAAGGACACAATCAATCTGGTTAATGGTCGTCACACTGGTCTATACCATGAGCGACCACAATTGTGGTTAGATCAAGTTCAGGTGGCAGACGATAGTCTACTACCAGACGGTACTAAGTTAATGAATTATGGTGAAGAACTGTATAAGACATACCTCGCAAAAAACAAAGCTCAAGTAAGTTACATGGCGAAGGAATTCGAAACCAGGAAGAGTGCTGCTGAATATGCTCGAACACAAACATCCAAATCTGGGGTTATTGACTCTGTTAAGATGAATAACTATAGAACGACGGATGATATCTTTCGTCGTATGTCGTTTGTACCAGAAGGCAAGAATCACGGTTTTGTAATGTACTTAGACTGGTCTGGTTCAATGTGCGAACACATCAAGCCTACAATGGAACAAACAATGAATCTTGTTTTATTCTGTCGCATGATCGGTGTACCACATAGGGTTTATGCTTTTACTGATGTTGCACTTTCACGAAATACATCTGGACCCAAATGGAATGCCCAATGCGATACAGTCACATGTACAGAGGGCAATATTGTGTATGATGACACTGCTGGACTAATTGAACTCTTTTCCGATAAAATGAGAAAGTCTGAATTTCGCGATATGTCTAGGATCGCACTTGCCCTTGCAGATGTGCAATCAACAGGCAAAAAATACGGCAGGATGGGTTACCGTGACTTTCCCCCACAACTTAGTCTAGGTTCAACGCCACTCGACGATACGATAATATCCGCTCGGATTATTTACAAGCAATTCAAGGCGCAGTATAATCTGGACATCGTTAACACTTTCTTTTTATCAGACGGCGATAGTAATACCTGTGAGACCACACTTACCTCGCCAAACGGGGCGTTGCAACGATACGCAGTTGGTCGATACGTGAGTAAACACTCAAGTTCGACATGGGGAACTAATGTCTTTACGACTATCATCGATCCTATCACCTCGAAGTCCTTCGATTTGACGAGAAATCCCGAAGCGGGCCCGTACCAATCGGTGACAGTCTCACTTATGGACATCTTCAGAGAGACTACGGGTGGTAATGCCATCGGTTATATGATTACGTATTCGAAAACATCGGATGTGTATCACCTCGCCGGCGTCTCATACAATGCCGCGCCAGAGCTCTGTAAGGAAATGAGAAAGAACGGGTATGTTAAGGTTGGTTCAGAGACTGGATATTCTGCACTGTTTCTGATCAATTCAAAGAAAATGAAAACCGGAGAATCTGGCCTCGATATCGAACAGGGCGCCGCAAAAGGTGCAGTGAAATTAGCATTCCGCAGGAATCAGAGGGACAAAAAGTTCTCTCGCCCCATGTTGAATGAATTAGTCACTCTGGTGGCATAACCAGAGTGATGATTTTCTTAGTAAAATCAATGACTTATAGACTGTTGTTATTTTAGACGAAATCGACGATAATAGTTATATAACAAATTAAAGAACAAGTGAAAGGTAATTAAATTATGGTAAGTAAAGCACAATTGTTGGTCGATCTATTTTCTGAAAAATATGGCGATGAACCCAGAACAGTACCAGGCGATGAGATCCGCACCGTCGCGAAGACTCACAAAATCTCCTCGCTGTATAAGATTTTGAATAAATTCAATGTAGCAGATAACGGCGAATATCATTTTCCCCCGACCGGTCTTCGATCTGGTCCTGCTCCAGACGGAGCTACGGTAGTGGCGATAAAGACGAAGAAAGTAAAAACTGCGGTGAAACCTGCAGTCGTTCCCACTTCGACCACTACTGCTAAGGTCGTCGATCTAGGTGTGGTTCACTCTGGGTTCACCGAGAATTTGATACCTAAGAAAGATCCTCTCTTTGTTCCGTTCGGCAACTTCTCCACAATCAATGCCATCGTCAAGTCCAATAAGTTTTATCCTATATTCGTCACTGGTCTATCTGGTAACGGCAAAACATATATGGTCGAACAAACTTGCGCGAAGTTGAAACGTGAAGTTATTCGAATGAATTTCACAGTCGAGACCGATGAAGATGATCTGATCGGCGGATTCCGTCTCATAGGCGGAGAGACTAAATTCTTTAAAGGACCAGTGATCACTGCGATGGAACGCGGCGCTGTACTGTTGTGCGATGAGATCGATCTGGCAAATCCTGCCAAGGTTATGTGTCTGCAGTCCATCATGGAAGGTTCAGGATACTTCATCAAGAAAACTGGTGAGTTTATCGAACCTTTAGAAGGGTTTACTGTTATTGCGACAGCAAACACCAAGGGCAAGGGTTCTGAAAATGGACAGTTCATTGGTACCAACGTACTGAACGAGGCATTCCTCGAGCGGTTCCCTGTCACATGTGAACAAAATTATCCCTCTGCGGCAATCGAATCAAGAATTCTCGGTAAGGTCTTTGATCAATTAGAAATAAAAGATCTAGATTTCATCAAGCGCCTGACCGACTGGGCAGACATCATTCGAAAGACTTATGCCGACGATGGTGTGGATGAAGTTATCTCCACCCGTCGACTGATTCATATCGCCAAGGCGTATGCTATCTTCGGTGTTCGGGCTATGGCGATTGAATTATGTGTCAACCGTTTCGATGACGAAACCAAAAGTTCCTTCATGGATCTATACAGCAAATTGGACGAGACTGTGATGGCGACAGAACTCGGCGGTGACGTTGCTCCGGCAGACACTACCGGAACTACTTGCTAATATTGATAAATGGAGTACAACATGTTAACTTATAAAAAACACAAAGATATCCCTGTAAAATATCGCCGAGCAATTCTGGATGAAACTCTACAGAAACGAATCGCCAAAGTCCCTCTGGTTCTCTGTAATGAAATCATTGCAAGTATACTGGACGAGGACAGTGTGAACGAATCCCTGATGGAGTTTCAGGTCGAATCAATGAAATCTGGTAAGCATGCTGCCGTTAACGTTAACGGCAGAAAGGCAACACTGGTACAGTTGGATCGTATTCTCGAATATGGTGAACATGATGGTAAAGATGTATTTATCGCTGTTCGCCAAGCAAATAAACTAATTGCAGGATTCGCCAATGGCGATTGGATAACTATTCCACCTAAAGACGCTCTACGAAGAGTGAGGAGAAATCATGTCTATGGATAATAGAACAGAGAACCAACAGCAAACTGTGCATGATAAACATTATAATCGGATTGATTACAAATTTAATGAATCTAACCTTGTCAATGAATTACAGGCGTATATCGATGCCACATACGACGAGCATTATGCGAATGGTAAATACCAAGCGACGGATATGATCATCGATGCTGGTCATGGTACTGGATTCTGTATCGGCAATGTTCTGAAGTATGGTAAGCGATACGGTACGAAAGGAACACCCGCTGATCAGCGAAAGGACTTGCTGAAGATTCTTCACTATGCGATTATCCAATTGAATATTCATGATCAGAATCGTGGTGATGAAACCGTGCAGTTGCTCTGGGACAGACTCTATTAGACGATTTAGAATACGAAAAAGAATAGATAAGGAATATACATGACAGTTAGACAAGGCAAGGTATGGGGAACAACAGAATTATTGGAAGCGAATTCCAGTCTGGAGTTTCATCGAATAGAATTCAAACGAAACGTATGCTGTTCGCAGCATCAACACCAAACCAAGTACAATGGTTTCTTCGTTGAGTCGGGACGTATGATGATCAAGGTCTGGCCAGATTTCGATGATCTGCACACATATGATACGACCTTTCTATCAAACGGCGACTTCATGAAAGTCGAACCCGGACTGTATCACCAGTTCATCGGGGTTGAGGATGGGGTTGCTTTCGAGTTGTACTGGTCCGAACTCCACACCAATGACATCCATCGGCGAACGGTGGGTCACCGGATCAAGGAAGAGTATGCTGCATATGAAGAAATCAACTCCTGAGAATAATTTGAATCACCAGATACCATCCCATCCGGATTGTCCCATACTGGAATATCGCTATAGCGATTCAGACGATGCTACTTATGATATTATTAAAACACCATAAAATGAAACCTGGTATCGCTGTGGATGCTCAGGAGCGACTTTTCCAGAAGAGTAATGTTCTGATATAGGGGCGTAGCGTCGACGCTCCTATCGCGTCCAGAAGCGTCTAAACGACTGCATCTATTTACTCTACTAAATCAATAACTTACAACCAATTGCTATTTACAACGAGATCAACAATAATAGATATATGCTAATGAGTGATAGAAACATGTTTCCAAAAGAGATGATTATGGGTAGAAGCCAAGTCGCCGCGGCATACACATATGCTTTACGCCACCACGCGGGTCAGTTCAGAAAATACGTAGATAAAGTGGATTATATAACACACCCTGTAGCAGTAGCGACCATGGTGTCAGAATGGATTGATAATGACGCATATCTGGATGCTAATTCAGAAATTTTATCAGCGGCATTACTCCATGACATTGTCGAAGATACAGATCGGACCATCGAAATGATCGAGCATAAGTTCGGTGCGACTGTCGCGAAATATGTTTGGTTTCTAACGGATACTCCTAAGTATGTCGGGAACAGAATCTCGCGACATCGACTAGACCTCGTCCGACTGGCACAGGCACCAGATGATGTGAAGGCGATCAAGTTTTTTGATAACGTGCATAACATGCGATCAATCGCCCAACACGATCCGAAATTCTTCGAAGTGTATCTGATAGAGAAAAATATGCTTGCTCGTTACGTAGAATACAGCGAGGTCCAGGTGTATGGCCGACGTCTGCCCCTAGAATTTATAACCGAAAAACATATTAAGTCAAACCCATTATGAATGCAACGCTTATATTGAGTTCAGTGATACTAGTAGTTCTTGTCGGATGCACACACATGCCCGGGCCTGGTTTACCAGAATATGATGGAACATCTATCACTCCAGAAATGAATTTTTGTTATAAAAGAAATTATTCTTTTGTATGGATCGACAACGGTTGGTCCGCAGGATGTCTGACTGAAGAAGGTCCAACACGAATTAGCAAGATTATGTATTTTGAGAGAAAATTAATGACCCTACTACCAGGCGATTACGACTTCAGTCTCGACTACGAGACAGGTAACTGGTATGAAGATAAAGAAGACAAATGATCCTGACTACATTAGATGGACGTTTTCCATCTAGAACCAGATTCGCGAGGTATTGTGATGATGTTGTCGATTTTCTTTTTGACACGACACCCAAAAAAGAGTGGACGATTGTAGTGAAAATGCGGAGACATTTACTTCATGAAAATGAACCGTTCGATGAAGTCAACGATCTGTTCTATCAGGATGGAGGTCTCTGTTGGATCGAGGACGACAACTATATTTTAATTGAATTGGCAAGAAACTTTGTAGATAGGAATCGTGAATTGATTCACTACTCGATACCAGAACTGACAACCACGGCAGCGCACGAATTGGTGCATGCCAAGCAGTGGATAGAAGGTTATATTGGTGAGAGTGACATCATAGTAGAAGGTCACACCCAGAATTGGTGGATGGAAAATCATCCACATAACGAATTACCATGGGAGCGGGAAGCATACGAATTACAATCGCATCTGTCCGAACTCTGGTGATAAACCGTCACATAAGTGACACAATGTAAATTAGGATTTAAATTATGAGTAAGAAAGCACGAGTACTACAGGCACTGCAAAACGGTGATAGACTAACAGCAAAACAGATCGCAGCACGATTCGGTGCGGGTAATCCAGGTCAGGTAGTTAGTTCTATCAGACGCGAGGGTTATCCAGTGTATCTGAATAAGTCGGTTAACTCTAAAGGTGAAGTGAAGGGGTTTTATCGCCTCGGTTCTCCCACGCGTCGAATGATTGCTGTAGGACATAAAGCAATCTCTGCAGGTTTTGCAGACGCCTTGTAAGACTATACCTGGTAGAATAGTGGGGGGGTTAACCCCCCATTTTTATAAATAAAGTAACAACAACCGGAGAACCATATGTTCAAACACGATATGAAATTCGAATTTGGAATATCTAACGTACTACAGACAGACAATCTATTCTACATATCTCCCAGTCTAGCAGTTGTTATGGAACCTGACTTGGATGCTGTAGAATCAGTTATTGTTATTTTGTCTTTCCTGGCATGGGAAATAGCATTATCAATCACTTCATGACCGACACGCTGTTCGGAACTACAGTAACATCCTTATCTCCATGTATCGGTGTCTGTATCACAGACGCCAAGTGGCATAATTATTGCATAGGTTGTTACCGGTGGACGGGAGAGATCCAGAATTGGGACACCTATACTAACACTGAGAAGATACGCATCAACCGGCGCATCCTCGATTTAAAAAATGAAGACAGGTCAAATTATCCGAAGTATAAATAAGTTGATACCATAACATAATTAATGATACACCATGGCGACACTCAAGTCTAACGATTTCACCAAACCCGCGTCCGGCGGACCATATGCTGGCCAAGATCGGTTTAAAATCTTCGGTCTGAAAATAAAAGACAAGCGAACATTCTTTATAGGCGATAACGAACGCTCCGGAAAGGAAGTCGTTGGTATTTCAATCGATAAAACGTCCAAGAAATTCACGTATGAGATAGGAAAGGGCCGTACCGCGAAACAAGAAACAGTACCAATAACCCGTGTGTTCAAAGATAAAGACTTCGGTGGTGGTGCAGGTTCAGGTGGTGGTGCAGAAGATACCAAATTCACCGAGTCTATGCAGTGTTTCTATTGCGCGTATGTGTTCAATATCAAGAAAGGTGTATGCAAGTCCGTTTCCGACGCTGATCTCAAGAAAGCGTCTAAATGGGTTCATGCTGATGCTACGTTGGCAGCGTGTATGAAGAATGGTCCAAAAGACTGGATAGAATCTGACGTATACATCAAGACTGCCAATAAACTCTGGGCGGCGTATGGAAAGAAGATGAAAGGTGACGTACTGTTTCATCGTGGTTCTAAGTTCATGACCAACGTGTACAAAGCAAAGACTGCAACACATAAAAAAGACAAGACATCCAAGAAACCCCAAGCGCCCGGATCGTTCTCACATGATAAGTGGAACCCCGGAGATATATGGGCGTCGACGTTTGGTCCAAATGACGAACCTCTAAAAGAACACACTGACTCTTGGGGAGAGTTGAATGCGACTGTCCACAAACTCGCCACCCAAGGTAAGTTACTAGGTATCTCACTTAAGAAAATCGCGTCAACCCAAGCATCAGCAAAACTTGTCGAATTCAATTCACCTAAACAGCGATCGAAGCGTGAATCGTATACCTTTAAGGGATACACATACGGCAAGACTGGTGACTTCTTCAGTTCACAGGATATCTATCTCCGTACAAGTGAAGGTGACGTCCAGTTTAGGACGTTCGGTGGTGAGACATCCTGGCAGGGAGAGATAAAAGGTGGCGCTGCTGCCGGTGGTAAGATTGGTGGTGGTAATGTTGATTTCTTCACTAAGCAAGTGTTGGGCGATGGGATATACACCCCATTCAATGACGAAAGAACTCTCCTGGCGTGGGTACGAAAAAACGATAGTAAAGCATATCGCCTAAAACTCTGGGACTTGTATAAGAAACACAACAAAGGATCGAGCAAATCCAAACTACTTCTATCACAAAAAGAGTTTATCGAAAAGTTGAGGGATAAGGATTTCAAATTCAAGAACAGTAAAATCATCTGTCTCGAATTTATTGATACTCTAGCGAAGGGTAATAAAAAGAAGAAAGATGAATTCACCACGAAGATGTTTAGGTACGCCCAGTCTAATGTGGATCAATCCAGTTACTTTGTGAAACTATACTAATGGAATCGAAACCATCTATGTTACTGAAGATACACAACCAGCAGACTACAGGCGTGGTCGCACATTTAAAAAAAGGAGGTAGTCGCCGATTATGTTAAATACGTTCCAACAGTTCATCACTGAACAAAAGAACACCCATATGACGCACCTTTGACTTGAAGATAAAGTCATCTACGGTGGAGCGAACGGCACGCGACAAGCGATCAATGCCCTGCGTGGTATGAGAGATATGCTTGGCGGGAAACACGCGGGCACTGTGTCCGTTAAGTGGGATGGTGCGCCTGCTGTCTTTGCCGGCACTGACCCTAGTGATGGGAGATTCTTTGTTGCCAAGAAAGGTATCTTTAACAAGAACCCAAAGGTCTACAAGACACCTCAGGAGGTCGACGACGACACATCTGGTGATCTTGCCGACAAACTAAAAGCAGCACTGAAGTATCTTCCTGAACTAGGAATTAAGGGTGTGCTCCAAGGCGATCTCATGTTCGGTCCGGGTGATGTTAAAGTTGAGACGATTGATACTAAGAAGTATGTCACGTTTCATCCTAATACAATCCTGTATGCTGTACCTTACGAACAAGCGAAGTCAGTCAGACAAGCGAAGATCGGCATCGTATGGCACACGTCTTATACAGGTTCGTCGTTCGAGACAATGAAGGCGTCGTTTAATGCGGATGCTTCTAGTCTTAAAAAATCGAAGAACGTATGGTATCAAGATTCTAATCTCAAGAATCTAGAACGTGCTACCTTGAGTAAGAAAGAGACCGAGCAAGTCAATCAGTACCTGTCACAGATAGGCAAACTGTTCAACAACATAAGCGGTACGACTCTGAGACAACTAGAGGGACACCCGGAACTAACTCAGACGATAGAGACGTTTAGTAATACATTCGTGCGCAAGGGTGAGATAATGAAGAACCCAACCGCGCACACAACAGCACTGATCCGATACATCAAGACCAAGTATAAGAAAGAGATCGATAAACGTAAGTCTGAGAAGGGTAAGAAAGCGCAGCGCGACAAACTATCCTCTATTCTCACATTCTTTTCGGATGAGAATAAACTCTCTCTGATCAAACTGTTCGAACTCCAGCGATTGATCGTTGTGGTTAAACTCATTCTCATCAAAAAACTCAACAGTCTATCATCTATAGATACTTTTGTACGAACGAAGGACGGTTATAAGGTAACAGGTGACGAAGGATACGTTGCTATTGACAAGATGTCAGGCGGTGCTTTGAAACTGGTCGACCGGATGCAATTTTCATATTCCAACTTCTCGCCGGATATAATAAAAGGTTGGGAATCTGCTTCTAGGAATTAAATGTTAGCGTTCCAATTCGTATAAATAAATTGGCAAGATAGCACCTATTGATGCTCTAACAGTCAACTTTATATTGGATGGGAATAAGGAATGCCTCTTAATACGTTTAGTCAGTTCGTCGCGCAGGAATCCCCGAGCGAAGCAAACAAAACAGAAGTTGAAGACCTAGACCTTCTCGACGAAGAAGAACTAGACGAAGCACCAGGGAACAATGCTCGAACTCTCAGCATTTCCCAGCGACGCATGGCAGGTCGACGTCTCAGGCGAATGAAGGGTCGCATCAAGATCGCACGAAAACGCGCACTCAAACGCGCTGCCAATCCAGCGACTCTTAAGAAACGCGCCAAGCGTTCCGTCCGTACAACACTATTCACCAAATTCTCTCGCGGTAAGGCGAAGAAGGACGTTGGTCTTGCCCGACGCGCTGGTATTGAACGACGCGTCAACAGAATATCCAAGAGCAGGGTCGCAGCGATGACCAAACGACAAGTGAGAGGCACCCGACAAATTGATCGTGCGCGGAGAATGCATAAAAAATGAAGAACGTCTCATCGTTTAAACAATATCTGAAGGAAGAACAGAAAGAGGCATATTTCACTTTCGGTCGTCTCAATCCTCCTACAATAGGCCACGGTAAACTACTGGGCGCACTGGCAGCAAAGGCAGGCAAAGGCACGTACAAAGTTTTTCTGTCGCAGTCCCAAGACGACAAGAAGAATCCATTATCTTACGAACAAAAAGTTAAGCATGTTCGTAAAATGTTTCCTAAGTTCGGTCGTAACGTTATCTTGAACAGAAAGATCAAGACAGTTTTCGATATCGCCACGCTGCTTTACGATCAAGGCAACAACCGCATCACTATGGTGGTAGGATCAGATCGGATCACTGAGTTCAAAACACTCTTAGACAAGTACAACGGCGTCAAGGGTAAACACGGGTTCTACAACTTCGAGAAGATCAACGTCGCATCCGCGGGTGATCGCGACCCAGACTCTAACGATGTTTCTGGTATGTCAGCGTCTAAGCAAAGAAAGAACGCTGCTAACAACGACTTCACGACGTTCTCACAGGGTCTACCGTCCACGTTGTCTGCTAAGGACGCCAAGCGACTATTCAACGACATTCGTGTGGCAATGGGACTTAAAGAAACTGTAGAATTCAAGCATCACGTTGAACTAGAATCGGTGTCAGACATCCGAGAGAAGTATGTCTCTGGTGAACTGTTCAACGAAGATGATCGAGTCATGATTAAGAGTTCAAACAAAAAGGGATATGTACATAGACTAGGAGCAAACTATTTAATCGTCGCCCTAGATGAAGGAAGAATATCCCGCCAGTGGTTGGATAACGTAGTTGCTATCGAAGAGAAGAAAACAGATGACTGGTATCCTGACCAACCAGAGTGGGGTACAAAGAGAGCGACCGACTCAGCAAAGACAGATACCCCAGGCGAAAAAGTTAATCTAGCCAAGGCTAAGAAATTAGTCTCTAAGCGTAAAAAAGGAATATAAATAAACATCATGCGAAATTTCAACGAAGCAAAACAAACTCCATTCCAGACCATGCAGGATATCGTTAAGAATTCCCAAGCGAAGAAGATCGAAGGAAAGATGGTAGACACGTTTACTGCATCCGCGATCACACAGGCATATGCTAAAGTTAATGACAAAAATAAGAAAAGAATCGAAACGTCTAACCTATCAACGCTTGTTAACCTCGCACATAAGATAATGGGTGGTGGTTCTAAAAACGAAGCAACGGAAATGAACGAGAGTATGTCCCCTGCGATGTTTGCTGATCTGAAGAAAGGTGATCGTCTACAGATTAAGTTTGATTCACCTATGGCCAAAGGCAATTCAGGTAGTTTCGTTGTCTCTTTTAAGTCTAAGTCCAAGAAGTATAATCTCGAAAAGGTTACATTGACGAAGGACAAGAAAGGTCCAGGCGTGAAGTATTACCTCTACAATCGTAATGGTAAAGTGTCGATGGCACAGGGCGACATGGCGGTATCACTCACTAATGTGGTTAAAGAGTCTACAGAGAATAAAGAAGTGATTGAAGGGAGTAAAATCGTTAAGAAAGCATTAAATCCAGACAAACCATTGACCAGGCGTCAAAAGGATAAGCTTAAGCGCGACGCGCGCGGTAAGATTTGTACGGATATACACAATCGTTCATTAATGAAAGAAGCATTCAAAGTCGGTGATTATGAATTAGAAGAAGGTACATGGAAAATGCCTAAAAATAATAAACAAATCGCTCCTCTTATGAAACTAATGAAAAAACCTATTAAGTTAGGTAAAGACGGTGATGCTGCTATTGATGTTATAGAACCCTATATAGGTGATGACGAGTTATATGATGATTTATATGATGCTGGTAAGAAAAATCCAAATGGTGATGCAAGGCCTATTATTAAGGATGCTTTAAGACGGTTTGGTTTCAAAGAAGAAGTGTCCGTTGATGAACTTAGCACTAAGACTTTGCAAAGTTACTCAGATAAGTCATGGAAAAACAAGAAGCGTAGTAAAGGTGTCAAGACTGCTGCTGGTAAAATCGTTAAGAAAGCATTAATGAAAGAAGCATTCAAAGTCGGTGATTTTGTATTGGTAAACACTGGTCCACATAAGGGTGAGAAGCATGAGATCATCCATGTCAAACCAGGCGGTGGATACAATGTCATACCAGTCGGGTTAATGGCGCGGGACATCAAATACAAACTCGGTGCTGCTGGTGCCAAGGCATCGAATGTGTCTGTCTGGAAAGAGTCTGTTGAACAGGTTGACGAGGGAAAGGTTGGTATCTACAGAAAATCAAATAGTCCAGCATACGATGGTGAAGATGCCCATAACTCAGCAAGACATACGCTTGTAAAACGTGCTGGTAAGCATCTCACATTCAAGAACGAAGCACAGGCAAAGGCATGGATCAAGAAGAACACCACTGCCGGCAAGGAATTCCTTTTCAGGAAAGTGAGCAAGTCGGTCAAAGAGTCTGTTGAGCAGATCGATGAACTAACAGACAAGCAGAAGGCAGAGATCGCAAAGCGCAAAGCAATGCGACAGGGACAAGCAGCGAAGAAGAAAGAAAAGACTGCTGCCAAGAAAGCGGCCGCTGAGAAGAAGAAGAAAGATAATCCTAATGCTCGGGGAGAGTATCTTGACGCTGCGGACAAGGGTCTGATTATGCAGTTGAGATCTGCCGAAGATATCAGTAACGAGAAGGAACATCCAATAACTTTCCGTCGAGGAAAGACAGAGAAAGTTCCACATGAAGATGTAAAGGCAGTGCTTTCTTTCCATGATGCACTCAAGAAACCAGACGACAAACGCCGATTAAAAATTCAACTTGCTAAAGGCGGAGCAACTGCTGCTAAGAAACTGGCAGACGTTTATCGAAAAACTGCAGGTAAATAACGACTACACAGATGTAAGGGAAATAATAAATGCCAGACTCACAAGATGCGCGATTATCAAGAATCGAAGATAAATTAACAGCGATACAGGATGCGCTTGTCACTCTTGCGCGCGTAGAAGAAAAGATCGCTGATCTTGAAGTTCGTCGACAAGAACAGAGAGAAGATGACGTCCTTACTAACAAAACAATAGAACTGTTGGATAGGAAGATCGCTAAAATAGGCGAGAAAACAGACTGGCACGAAAAGGTTATTTGGTATATTGTCGGTGGCACACTTATCTTTGTTGGTTCACAAATACTAGTAGCTATGCAGGGAGCATAGATCTATGACAGATAATAAAGGTCTATACACGAAATTAAAGGAGTTTTAGAAATGAACAACGACGATTTAAACGAATTGGTCGAAGACAACACAAACGACAAGTCTGACGACGGTGAAGGTATGGACAAAGTTCAACCTAAGGCGTTGAATAAGAAATTCAAGAAGAGAAAGGATAAGGACATCGATAATGATGGCGATACTGATTCTTCTGATGAGTATCTCCATAAGCGTCGAAAGGCAATCAGTAAGAACGTAGACGAAGCTGCGTCGAAGTTCTCTGCCAAAGAAATCAAGATGGCCGTGGGAATACCCTTCGATAAGAGATATAAAGGCACTAATTATTCCGGTGCTGAAGCAGCAATCGAAAAGATTAAGACTGGTCTATCAGATCACCCTAAAGTTGCAGATGCGCTTAAGCGCGCGAACGAAGCGGTCGTTCTTACTGTCCAGCATCCTACATGGGGATACGGTGAGGTTCTAGAGAATCTCGAAGACGATATGTCCGAAGTATTATTCGAACACGGTGTTGAAAGTGTTGGTCTGGTTGATGTGGATATCCTAGCATATGATGAGGGAGAAGACTTCACCGAAGAACTAGAAGCAGCGTTGGAAGAATCTCTCGATGAGAAGTCTGTTGACCTTGAAGAAGGTAAGATGAAAGAGTTTCATGCTATGGTAAAGCAAGGCATGACTGCCGCACAGATTGCTAAGAAGATTGGCATGAAAGAGAAAGATGTTGCGGAGTTTATGAAAAGTATGAAGGAATCTGTCGATCTTGACAAGTTACCTATGAGTGAAGCGACTGAGATCGAACAAGAGTTTAATGATGTATACACTCTCCGCATGAATAGTTATGCCAATGCGATGAAGAGAATGTGGGAATCTAAAAATTCTCCTCAGACTAAGAACGCAGCACCTGGAGAAGACAAGGACGTGGAACGCGAACTTGATGGTAAGAAGATCAAGAAACTCCACCGCGATAATGTCAAAGACGATGACACTGAAGAGAAGAGTCATGATGATGCTTTGAAAGCAGCGAGTGCAACTAAGCAGGCACCTACGCGCAGGGGTGATAACAGGTAATGAAGTCCTTTATAGATGGAGCAACATAATGATTAAGCAACCAAGTTTCGCACCCGAATCAATACCTACTCCCATGGGCTGGGTTGATCCACAGGGTGGCATGGTGTCAGCAATGCAACTATCGCCTGGCGATATTCGCGAATGGTACAGCGCGCAAAGCGGACCACAGATGCTGACCGAAGCACCGACTGATGGATCGTTTCATATCGATGGTGACATGAAAAGACATTTCTGGGGCGAGTCTTGAAGAAGATCAAGAAAGAAATACAATAGTACAATGTCAGACGATCTCATTGAGTTCACTCCTGCTACGCCTGACCTCGATAAAGAGGAGAGACGGTTAGAACTGGAACTCAGAGAAGAGAAAGCAGAATCACAGAAGCGAATGGCATGGGTTGCAATGATCTCTATGATCGTCTTCACCGTTTTCTTATTTCTTCCTTTCTTCAGTGATGAAAGGATTAACGCAATCGGAGATGTGCTCGGATTGTTCTTTGTCGCCCAAGCAGGTATTGTGGGAGCGTATTTTGGTTTCACCAGTTGGATGAGTAGAAAGTAACTAGATAGATATACACTTAGTGCTTTCCCTTTGGAATTAATATATGAAGTTGTTTGAAGAACTGAACGAAGATGTCTTCCTGTTATTCGCTGCGCGTCATTACTATAACCCTATATGTATCGACGCAGAAGAATTTCATGAAGATCTCAAGAGATTTAAATATGTGAAGCGTTTGATCAGTAGATTTACTGCTGGTGGATCGTTAAACGAGACGTTGATACTGAACCACTTGATTGTTATTTTCAATGTGTTCGGGACAGATGCTGGGTTAAAGATGTTGGAATTTAGATTAGAAGATAGATACTGGTCGACACTAAAACCATTCTTAATCTTCCTGAAGATTATTCCAAACGATATTTACACTGAAATACCAATGAACAAGGAAGTAATAGAGAGGTTGAGAAAAATATAATGTCATTAGCATCTAGAGCAGGCGATCTATACTACACGTTTCGTTTTATCAAAATGTTGACGACCCCGTTTGAAGATACAGATGCATTTAAACTTGGTCTCATTGACGCGAAAGGTAAGAGGATCAAGTCTGAGAAGATTGTGGATGCAGAACAGAAATCAGCATTCACTACCTTCCATCGTTTGGTGTTTAATATTAAGAAACTGATGGCGAAGATTCCGTTCGGTAGTTCCAAACTCGCGTCATATGCTGCAGCGTTGTTTCTAGTCAAAGAACATTTCGGTGTATCGGACAAGAACCTAGAACGCATTGTTGAAAAGACCGAGATCGATTCTCTCGACTTCATGACAGAAGAATCGAAATGGTATCTCCTTGATGACCGTAGACTCTCGCCAGGAGTTTACAAACTACATAACGAGAAGTTACTATCAGACACGCTAGAAGAAGCAGTCTTAGCTAAAGACAGCATCCGCGTAGGAAGTGAATCATATCCTGTAGGAATAGTATTTGGCCTTGACATATATGAAGCGCAACATGTAAAGACTGGCAAAAAGGTACACTTCACTATAGGCGAAATCTATAGATGAAAGGTTTTAAGCAACATCACATAGAGAGAATAATAACATGAAAGGTTTCAAGCAATTCGCAGAGTCAATGGACCATAAGTCCGACAACGAACTTCTGAAGATATCTAGATCGACGCACCCGCATGCCGCCGGAGCGATGGTTGCTCTCAAGAAACGTGGAGTAAAGGTACACAATCCTGCTACTGGCAAGAAAGAGTCTGTTGAAGAGAGTAAGAACAACTATACAGAGAAAGTCACCATGGGCAAACCCGAGGTGGGATCTGGTTATGAAGATGATGGTTCTTCTATTATAAGTTATGATATTTTTTATGGTAAAACATTAATTGGCCAAGTGGAAGATGGAAGAGAATATGATGGACAAATCAATATCTCAATCGACAAAATTGATCGCAGTAACAAAAACAGCGGATATGACCTTCTCAAGTTTGTCACCAAAAAAGATGCCGACGAACGTGATGCTCGATCAGGAGTCAGTAAATTCCTCAAAACACCATCTGGCAAAAAATGGACTGTATCCGCAGTAAAATCGGCGGGGATAAAAGAAGAAGGAGATCCAACCAGTACATCTGATGTTGTAGGCACTGGCGATGATGTGGCAGATTGGAAGACAAAGAAGAAGAAGAAATCATCGGTCGTAACGCGGCACTATATAGAAGTCAACGGTAAAAGAAAGAAGCAGACTAAATAACAAAATACCCAGGTGAATTAAATTATGTTAGCAGGAATATTAGGATCATTACTTGGATTTGGTTCATCAGTCGTACCCGCAATTATGGATGGATTTAAGTCAAAACAGGATCAGAAGTTTGAACTCGCTAAGATGGAGAAAGTGGCAGAACTGCGCAAGGCAGGATACACCCACGAACTAGACATGTACAATGAGATGGGTGCCGACACCGAGCACCAGAGACTCATTGACCATGACATAGCAATCAGTCAGCACGATGGAGTCATTGGCGCATTACAGCGATCGGTTAGACCTGTAATCACATATGCATTCTTCATACTGTTTACCGCAATAGAGATAAGTCTGCTTATGGAAGCACTAGACTCTGGAATGACTGTGACTGACTCACTAGGCATTCTATGGGATGATGATACAAAGGCAATCTTTGCCTCCATAATCGCCTTTTGGTTTGGATCTAGAGCAATTGATAAAAACAGAGAAATGAGAAATAAAAGAAATTAAGCAACGCTCTGCTTGAAATACAACACAAAAAGGTTTATACTTAATCTTTTCTATAGAATTTAGGAGTACATCATTATAATGCCCAGCAATTACCTTCCATCACTTTATCAGGAATTTATACATTTGTCGCGTTACTCTAGGTGGTTACCTGAAGAAGAACGGCGCGAAACGTGGGAAGAAACGATTGATCGATATTTCAATTTCTTTGAAGAGCACCTCCAAGAGTCATGTGATTATAAGATGCCTAAGAGTCTCCGAAAGGAACTCGAAGAGGCAGTCCTAGTACAAAAAGTTATGCCTTCGATGCGATGTCTAATGACCGCAGGCGAAGCACTCAAACGTGAAAACGTTGCAGGATATAACTGCGCGTATATTGCTGTGGACAAACCCCAGAGTTTTGACGAGATCCTTTATGTACTAATGAATGGTACAGGTGTAGGATTCAGCGTAGAACGTCAGAACCTTGCAAAGATGCCATCCGTTGCTGAAGAATTCCATGAGACAGACACAACGATTGTTGTTGCCGACAGCAAACTCGGTTGGGCAAAATCGTTGAAAGAACTTATCGGTCTTCTATATGCCGGACAGATTCCACAATGGGACATGAGTAAAGTTCGGCCGAGCGGCGCACCCCTAAAAACATTCGGTGGTCGTGCGTCTGGTCCAGACCCTCTCGATGAACTGTTCAGATTCTGCGTGGCCAAGTTCACCAGTGCTGCAGGACGACGATTAAACTCTACTGAGTGTCATGACATCGTTTGTAAGATTGCAGAGATTGTGGTCGTTGGTGGTGTGCGCCGCTCTGCGTTGATCTCACTGTCTAATCTATCAGACGATAGGATGCGTCACGCGAAGTCTGGTGAATGGTGGCATGCAGAAGGACAACGACGCCTGGCAAATAACTCTGCGGTATATACTGGGAAACCTGATACTGGTATCTTCATGGACGAGTGGAAATCACTGTACGAGTCTAAGTCTGGTGAGCGCGGTATCTTCAATCGAGAAGCGGCCAATATGGTGTCTGCTAGAAGTGGTCGTCGCATCATAGACGGTTGGGAGTATGGTACTAATCCATGCTCCGAAATCATACTTCGCTCCAGACAGTTCTGTAATCTATCAGAGGTCGTTGTACGCGCGAGTGATACGGTTGAGTCTCTGAAAGAAAAGGTCAGACTAGCGACAATTCTAGGAACGTTCCAGTCAACTCTAACCAACTTCAAATATCTTTCTAGTTCATGGAAAAACAACTGCGAAGAAGAACGATTACTTGGTGTGTCTATGACAGGTATCATGGACAATGTCCTAACCACCGGAAAGAAAGGCGACCTAGGCGCACTGCTGGATGAACTTCAACTAGTTGCGATTGAAACTAATGCATGGTTGTCAAAGAAACTTGGTGTCAACCAGTCTGTGGCAACCACATGTGTGAAACCTTCAGGAACAGTTTCGCAATTAGTAGATGCCGCGTCTGGTATTCATGCGAGACACAACCCTCGCTATGTTCGTACAGTTCGCGCAGACAAAAATGATCCTTTAACACAATTCATGGTTGACCAAGGTTTTCCTGTTGAGGACGATGTAGCGTCACCTGCGACAACAAGCGTGTTCTCTTTCCCTATGAAGTGCGATAAAAACGCTGTGTTCCGTACCGACATGTCTGCTATTGAACAACTAGAAATGTGGTTGGTCTATCAGAAGCATTGGTGCGAACATAAACCTTCTGTCACTATCTCTGTTAAGGAAGACGAGTGGATGGATGTGGGAGCATGGGTCTATAAGAACTTTGATTGGATGTCGGGTGTTAGTTTTCTTCCGTTCGATGGAGGTACATATAGACAGGCGCCGTACCAAGACTGCACCTCGGCCGACTATGATGAGTTGTTAAGTCGACTACCAAAGACAGTTGATTGGTCAGGTCTTTCTAAGTTCGAACTCGAAGACAGCACAGTCGGTGCTCAAACCTTAGCCTGCGCCAGTGGCGTGTGTGAAATAGTCGATCTGGTGAAATAGTGGAAGATTATTATCACCAAGTAAATTGTGCTGGTTGTGAAACAGAGACTAGAATTCGTGTCATTAATGAGGATGAGTTCCCTGTTTTCTGTGCCATGTGTGGCATGGAAAATGAGTCGAACCAGATTGAGGAAGACGACTATATAACTTCATGAGCGAATGGTTATACAACGGCAAGACATACGATCCCACTGAGGAAGAACTCAACGAATTGGTGGGATTCGTATACATCATCACTGAAGTCGAGAACGGCATGATGTACATAGGAAAAAAGTTGTTCTGGAAAACTAAGATTCTACCAATCACTAAGAAACGCAAGAGACGCCGCCGGACGGTCGTTCAATCTGATTGGCGTGATTACTTCAGTTCTAACAAAACCATCGTGGAAGAGGTCTCCACGAAGTCTGGAGACGCTTACAGACGAGAAATACTACATCTGTGCATGAGCAAAGGAGAGTGCTCTTACAAGGAAGCGCGTGAGCAGTTTGATCGTGAGGTACTACTTCGCGACGACTACAGAAACGGCATCATAAATTGCCGGATCAATGCGAAACATCTAAACAAAATGCGAGGCATCTGAAGTTATAAATACTCTCTGTAACTTGAATCTTCTAAAGAAAAGGGTTACACTATAGTGATAGTAACGAACGGAGAACATAGTAATGAGTTATATTAAGCGACTGGAAGTATTCGAAATTCTTGAAGCATTCAGTAAAGAATCATCAAGAAAAGAAAAGATAAAAGTCTTACAGAATTATAAGACACAAGCACTAATGGATGTACTTCGTGGTACATACGACGAATCGATTCAATGGAATCTACCTGAAGGTGCCCCACCATTTGCAGCAAACTCACCCCAATCAGTTCCGTCCACTATACACAAACAACACAGATACTTTAAGTATTTTGTGAAAGGTCTTCGCGATTGCGAGAACTTAAAATCAACAAGACGAGAAAGTATGTTTATCAGCATCTTAGAAGCCGTTCATCCTGAAGAGGCAGAGGTGTTAGTAAAGATGAAAGACAAGAAACAACTGGTGAAAGGATTGACCAAAAAACTTGTAGAGGAGGCGTACCCGGGTCTAATCCAAACATGATATGATAATTCCAAATCAAGTCACTACGGAGAACTGCCTATGACCAACGGTCAGATAGAACGACTGAAAAAAGACTCAAGACAACTTGGACATTATATACATAAACTAACCAAAAAGGGGAAAACGCATGCAGCGAGAAAGTTTCAATTAAAACAAGGTTTTCTCGACGCAGCGATTGACCAAGCAACCAACATGGGGTGATCAATCTAGGCAGTCCCCCTTAACAGGGGGATTACTTTACGCCCCGCTTAATGATTAACGGAGAAGAACATTCCTACTTACGATTTTAAAAATGTAGAAACAGGTGAAGTGGTCGAAAAGATCGTAACACTATCTCAACGTGAAGAGATATTATCGACAGGAAAGTGGGAACAGGTACACATCGGTGCAGCAGCGCCATTAATTACTCACACCGGCAACATCATCAATAAAACCTCAGGTGATTGGAAGGATGTACTCAAGGGTATTAAGAAAGGCGCGGGACCAACAAGCACGATTGATCTATGAGTCCTAAGAGAAGCACCCGATCTGAAAACGATCGGATGAAGATTAGTTTGGATAATCTATTAACAATTCAACCAGAAACAGACAACCAAGCAGAAGCATTCAAAGCATGGAAAAAAGATCAACTCAATCTTGTAATGGTAGGTGCTGCGGGTACTGGTAAAACGTTTCTAGGAATGTATCTCGCTCTCGAACAGGTAATGGACAAGTCGACACCTTACGAGAGATTAATCATAATCAGATCTGTTGTACCTACACGAGATGTCGGACATCTTAAGGGAACACTAGAAGAAAAACTCCAAGCGTACACCGCACCATACAGAGCAATCTGTGATAGTCTGTTTAATGTCAAAAAGTCATACGATAGACTGGAACACAATGAATATATTACGTTTGAATCAACCTCATATATAAGAGGTATGACGTTCGATAATTGCATCATTCTTGTGGATGAATCGCAGAACTGTAATGAACATGAACTCGATTCGACTATAACAAGGGTTGGTATTAACACCAAAATAATATTTTCTGGTGATTACTATCAGTCAGATTTTCGAAACAACAATGAACGAGAAGGTATCAACAAGTTTCTCCATGTGATCGAACACATGACATCGTTCGCCACGATACAATTTGGTTGGGAAGACTGTGTAAGATCCGACTTCGTTCGCGACTACTTAATGACTAAAGAATGGTTACATGACGATACAAATAAGCAATAATTTTTCACTTAAAGAATTCACACGATCTGTAATGGCACAGAGGATGGGCCTCGATAATCACCCCTCGGTCGATGAACTTGAAAATCTCTCTGAGTTATGCGATAATATATTACAACCACTAAGAGAACAAGTCGGACAAATCAAGATTCTTTCTGGGTTTAGATCGGTAAAACTCAACGCTGCGGTCGGTGGTTCTAGTAAATCTCAACACTGTAAGGGTGAAGCAGCAGACATCGAAGCATCTAACTTTGGAAACAAAGAACTGTTTGGATTTATCGCAGACGCATTTAAGTTTGATCAGTTAATACTTGAGTTCTATGCACCAGGCGATCCACATTCTGGTTGGATACATGTGTCGCGCAAGCGATCAGGTAATCGAGGTATGAAACTCGCTGCGGTGAAAGAGAATGGTAAGACAATCTATAAAGTGATCAATAGTAAAGAAGATTTAGAAAACCTGTGAGAAGGAAACATCGTGGCAAAGTACAGAAAGTTTGATCCCCAGAACAAGAAGAAGTCGAAAGATAAATCTGTTTCTGGACCTAAAACACAACCTCTACATAATTACAATAGAATTAGTAAAACTGAGTTGACAAATCGTTATGAAGAAATCGATCTATCGAGTCTACGTCGGTAAACCTAGAGTTCCGCACAAGATTGAGAATGAAATTAATTTTAGGAGAAACAAATGAGTCATTATAAAATGGTCTCCAATGCATTGCGAACACCTGACGGTACGGTTATTGAAAGTACGCATAGACATGACTATGTCACCCACAGAGATCAGAATGGCAATAATTACATGATAGATGGAGGTCTAGATTATGTTAGATCCAGTGCTAATGGTGATGAGGAACATTTAGCGGTTTATCTAGAGGATGGTCATGAGAAGGTTCGTAACGCGTTGACTTGGGGTACATACGGTATTAACGGTGACCAACCCTTAAAACGTGTTAAACTATCTGATATGAACAGTGACCACATTAGGGCTGTGTTGAAAGATAATGAAAAAAGACCAACGGTTTATCCCTCAGTTGTTACTGCGATGCAAGACGAACTGCAGTTTAGAAATTACGGTCTTCCTTTTTATAAAGATATATAAACTTGAAAATATTTTAGGAAGCGCACCTGTAATGCGTGGTAAATTCACACCGGATTACCGTTGAAGACCCCGTTAGGTGCGCTTCCTAAAATATTGGAGAAATGTTATGCAATTCTGTAGTTCTACTTACCATATTGCATAAAAAGTTTTTTTGTTGCGGGGTGATCCAGCGGGCGTAAACTATCATGAAAAATTTAATATTCCAATACTACATACCATACGAGTCGTTTGATAAAGGCATTGGTGGTAAAGAATTACCGCAATGGGCACAAGCAGGATCAAACTCTGCGGAGAATTATGCCAAGCAGTGTGGTGCAGAATACGAACTGAACTATACTCGCCACTTCAATCACATCGACCCTCGCTTGGATTCTCTACGTCTATTCTATGACGAATCGTTTGACGAATATGATAACGTCCTATGCTTAGACCTCGACATGTTGATTCGGACAAGGAAGAATGTCTTTGATATAATTGAATCCAACACAGATGTCGCAATGGTTCATGAACTAGGCATCTTCACCAAGAGAGGATCTTGGTTAGGTCGTGTGATGAATCCACCTCTTCATGAACGCGGGATAAAGGCATACGGCAAGCACTTGTTTGGATCTGACTGGAAGTTTCCAAGATCATCACTGTATCGTGACGAGAACTACCGGTATCTTAACGGCGGGTTCCAGTTGTGGACAAAACAGGGTAGACTGAAAGCACGAGAACTATTCACATCAGTCGACGACTATGTTCTTCACACCAGATATACCGAGCAGATGTATATCAATCTCCAGTTATCACAACCAGAGTTTAATGTCCAAGAGTTAGACACTAACTGGAACAGACTATCGTATCAGTGGTCGTTCAATCAACCGGACGGTTATATAAACCACTATCTTGGACCACAGGACAAACTACGAATGGTGAAGAAATGAGACTCTTAGAATTCGCAGCGAAAGGTCAACGTGGTATAGAGTGGGATGGTATTCGTGACACTCCAATGCCAGGATGTCGCGTACATGATCTGAGGGATCTGCCTTTATCATGGGTGAAAGACGAAACATATGATGGTATTTACTCTGAGCATTTCATTGAACACATCACCAAGGAAGATGGCATTGCACTGTTTAAAGAATGCATGCGCATACTTAAACCAAGTGGTTGCCTAAGAACTGTTTGGCCCTCTATGGACTTTGTCAACAAGATTTCTGGGAAGACGAACCTGGATGGCGATCCATTCATTGAGCACTACTATCGTTTCTATATTCAGAAAGAACACTTTCATCCAGAAGGTTTTAATGCTGACCGCAAACAAGACTATGTTGCTGCTGGACTATTACATCAGAAAGGTGAACACAAACACCTGTGGTATGAGGATGAAATGATGAGCGAACTAAAAGATGCTGGATTTGGACGCATACGAAAAATAACATATCAAGATTCTAGATTACCCCAGTTCTGTGGTATTGAAACTCCTGGATCTATAAGAGAAGCACATTCATCTGTAGTAGAGGCATTTAAACCATGGGCGTAA